GGCAACTCAATATGATACCCTTCATACGCTACCCAATGCTTATTTTCTTGTCAAGGAATGCCGTTTCTGGAATTTCTCGGATGATGGTAATGATATTGGCGGGACAATGGTTGTGGAGAATAATTCAAACTGGTCTAATCCCAGCACAAAATATAATGATCTTGGCGATATGGAGAAGAATGGTTTCAAGATCACCGCAACGGTCATTTACGCACAGGGGAGAACAGACAGTGCATGGACGGGTCACTGGCGGATAATCAAAAACTGTTTGGCAGTTAATTGTAAGGGAGCTGGATTTTATGACCTCAATTATGTACCCTACCACAGGAACAACTCATTATTTGTAAACAATTTCTCCTATCATAACAGATATGGATTTATCAGTGATGTAAATTATTCCTATCGTCCCCGTACTTCTGAATTTTATAATAACATAGCCTACCAAAATATAGATTACGAAGCAGCAATATATCGTCCTTCGATATATCCCGAAAGTCATAATAACTGGGATGCTACACAGAAAACCGGTGATCCAAGTTGGCCGGGATGGGTATATACAGATACGGTTACCGTGACGGATGCAGACTTTGTGAGTCTTGACACAACGGGCTTTGCCGGGCCGAGGGGCGTAAACGGAGAACTGCCCACGTTATCGTTTGGGCATCTTGCCGGTGGTTCTGATCTCATTGGTGCCGGAGTATACAAAGGGATGAGTGCCGTACCCGATATGGGCGTTGATTGGGCATGGGTCATAACGGGAGTAGCACCCGATCCCGAGGTTGATTATCTGGCTACCATTTATTCAAATCTTGTATCTCCTTACACAATAAGAAATGGCACATCGGGAGGTAATATAACATCTGATGGTGGGGCGACTATAACAGACAGGGGTATTTGCTGGGGTACATCAGCCAACCCGACAACAGCGAACAGTCATGTTCATATAGCGGGTACAACGGGATCATTTAGTGCAACACTAACAGGGTTAAGTGCCAATACCACATATCACATGAGAGCGTTTGCAACAAACAGTGTTGGTACCGCATACGGGATAGATATTCAATTCAAAACACCGATCTATTCACCAGGGAAGAGTGGTGCTAAAATAGGAGTATCGGGCGGCAAAATTGGAGTGATAAAATGAGTCATAGAGATTATACAGAAGGGCATTACGGGGCATGGAACCAATTATCGGACGGCACAACAAAAGTTCGGAGGAATATTGTTGGTGGTTACCTTCTTACCGATAAGACATTAACGGCAACGGGATTTGCGGGGACGGAAGGGGTGGATTGGATGAATATTAGTTCCGTCGATATTCAGTTGTACTGGAGGACACTAATTTCAGCAACGGTTGAAGATGTTGCACCGACAAAAGTTGTGCTTACTTTTAGTAGTCCGAATACTGCTGTTGCAAATGATTTTACTATTGCAGGCTTTACAATTTATAGTCACTTTTGGAGCGGTAGTGTACTCACCCTGACGTTAACTACAGAGGTAATTTATGGTAATCCCCTTGTCATTAATTACGTGCCAAGGAACCAAACACAGGCAGTTACGAATAATGTTGGGAGTTACAGTTTTGTTGATGTATTTAATGGGAATGACACTACCGGTGATGGCACAAGGGCAAAACCTTGGTTAACATTAGCAAAGGCCGACAGCGTATTATCTTTAAATGCACCTTTGAAACTTAAATATCCGAATGAGAAGTGGGGGAAAGCACCTGCATATTGGCATACACTGAGAGCATTGTATGTAATGTTTGGTGACGGGATCAATATGACTACTGTTTATGATGTCGCCAATGGTAGCCCAAACGGGACAATACAGCCCAATGGAGTACAATTAGCATTCCAAACAAATGGTGTGAAATTGATAAGCAACGGGACTGTTGACTTTGGCGCAGGCGCATTGGCAATAGGAACAGGAGACCAGACTGTTATGGTCAATGTAAAGAAAGGAACGAATAATAGCGGGAACCATGCCATATTTGCCAATGGTTCTATGGGAGGTGTTCCGGGATTTAGTTTTGCACTTAACAACAATAAACTTAATTATCAGATACGAACAGCGGGTGTTTATGTATGGTATGAAATAAACGAAGCCGAACCAACAAATTATGTTTTTGCAGCAACAGTAAAGAGAAACAATATAACCGGATTTAGAGTTTTTATTGATGGGGTTTTGAAAAATTCTCCCGGTACAGATACAACTCCCGTCGGGAGTAATGATTTAACAAACAGCGGACATACTTATCTCGGATTAACGTGTAGCGGTGGATATTATTATAACGCTGACTGGATTAAAGAACTAAGGGTTTATTCTACGGCACTAAGTGATTCGGATGTAGTGGTAGCAACTACTGAAATACAAAATAATGCAAGCCTCAGGTTCCCGTTTAAGTCGGGAGACTATTATGCAATGGGGATTGGCAGTACCTATGGGAGCAATGTTGTTCATCTACTACAGTCTCCCGCATATAACGGGAAGTTCCATTATGTAAATGAAGTAACTTACACAGGTAGGCCGACAACAAATTTTGGGAATGCAAAAGTCCTGCCACTTGTTAAAGATAAGTGTAACAATAATATTACTCCACAGGTAGGCGAGATAAACTGGTTAATGACACATGAAAAGCCTACTGAAAACAGTATTGGTGTGGCTGTTTCTTATAACGGTCTTGATTGGACGTATGTAACGGCATTTGCAAGTCCTTATGGTGGACAGGGAGATTTTTTTGTAGATAACAACGATCCATCGGATTATCATAATATTCATTATATTTTATTTGATTCAACAAGCAACCCGTGTAGAGTGTTTGAAACACACCCCACAGCAGCAGATTTTTCAACATGGAGCACACCTTTTAATTTCTTTAGTTATGGTGCTGCAAATTCGCTATACAATGAATCTGTTGTATTAATAGGCGGGGTTTACTACATGCTGTTTAATTATGCACATTATATGTGTTTAGCTCGGTGTACCCATGATCCCTGGACTGCCGGAAATGACTGGACAATAACACAGACAGGAGACTGGGCGGGACTTGGTATGACGGAAAGTTATTCAATATTTAATACCGGCGGAAATTCATGGATATTATATTACCTGTACTTAGGGACTCTTGGCGTTCCTTCTACTTATAGGACCCGATATTCAATTTCAAATGACAATTTGGCTACATGGAGTGCCGGGGTAGATATAACTGAATTATGTCCGCCGACATTAGATTATTCAATAGGTGTTGTAAGACTTAAATAGTGACTAAGGTTCTAAACTCAACAATATGAAGATAACATTCCAAAAGATATTAACTTGGATAAATGACTTGAGTATAATTATTAAGATTATCCCTGTGTTCTTAGCTTTAGCGAGCGGTGCCACTTTCGTGATCGCCAAGCACGACAAGAAGATACTGGAAAAGAATAATAAGGAGGCCAAGCAAGAGCAGATCATCACACAGCAGAAGGAGATTATGACCAAGATAGATTCTTTTGGGATACAGTTATTAGAGATAAAATTTGACCAGAGGCAGACTAAAGAAGATATAAACTCTTTAGCGGGCACGGTGGGGGTAATAAAGACACAGTTAGGCAAGCATATCATTAACACAGCAACAAAAGATGATATTCTTAATTGGATGAATGCCTTTGAGTCAAAAAAAAACAACAGTATTCGGCCGATAGCGCAAACGCAGAGGAAGTAAAGAAAAACATAAACATTCAAATAAAGAAGATAAAATGAGCGATAACTACCGTGACATACCAATGTCAGACGATGCCCGCAAGGAGATGTCCTTCACCCCCGCAGATCAACTTTTTATGAAGCGCTGTTTCGACCGGCAGGACGAAGTAATACAAGAATTTATCACTAAAACCTATGACGAACATGCCACTATAATTATTGGCGTGGTACGGGAATTGATAGATGAGCAGAACACCAAGATATTCAAAAAGATTGACGAGCAAAATAAGGTTATAAAAAGGATTCAGGATATAATAACTAATATTCAGATTGAACTCAAGGAACACGATACGAGGATAAAAAAATTAGAGGCAAGGATGCAGAAACTACTTGCAGAACATGATAATAATCATAATTAAAAAACATGGAAAAGATTAAAGCATTTTTAGCAAAAGCTCTGGCCGGTCTCAAGGCAGCACTGGCCTTTGTTAAAAAGTATTTCAAATGGTGGGTGATCCCCGCCATAGTACTACTTGGTTTTGCTCTGATACCCCACAAGGACTTCAAAGAAGTATATTCATTCCTTGCTGGTGTGGCATTTGTTGTGCTTGTATGGCTTGTTGATGTTAAATTCATCAAAAAATGATGCGTAAAGTAGATTACCCTTTCGAGGCTTGTAACTACTGCGAAAATATAGAAGACTGCCCACATCCTGACGCAGATTTGGACGGTAGCGGGATTTGCGTGCCCATCCCCCCGGAGGTGTGTCCACGCCCGCTAAAGATTGCATTAACTAAAAGAAACAAGAAAGATGGAATATCCAGAAATATTCAACCGAGTAATAGAAGTCGTCCTTCGGAATGAGGGCGGAGACGCCATTGTGGAGAACCCGTCTGATCCCGGCGGCCTCACCCGTTGGGGCGTTTCGCAACGATCATACCCACTACTCGACATAAGAAATCTCACCAAGGAACGTGCGATAGACATATACTATCAGGACTACTGGCTAAAGGGAGACTTTGAATTACTAACTAATCCTGATTTAATCTTGGATTTATTTGATATGTCCGTAAATGTTGGTTTGAGAACCGCTATAAAATTGCTTCAGCGGATGGTAGGTACAATAGATGATGGTTATATAGGGCAGATAACTACAAATGCCATAAGTTCTTTTGAGGACGATATAGTCGAAGAGTATAAGAAACGACGGAAATTATTTTATGTAACTTTAGCACAAAATAAGCCCACTTTACGAGTTTTTCTTAAGGGATGGCTCGCAAGAGTAGATGGGTGTAAATTTAATTAATATGGCGGCAGATTTTTTTCAGGAAGCAAACGGGACGAAGAGTTCGACAAGGGTAGTCTTCGTGATAGGCATAATATGGTCTATCGTAATGACTACAATAGGCTTTATACTGCTCAAATGGGCAGTAGGGGAAGGGGTGGCGTTTTTCACCGCTAGTTCGGCAGTGTTTATAGGACTAAAATTAGGCCAGAAACCTATGGAGGCGAAAGATGTCAATCAAACTGTCCAGTAAATTTCTAATTTTAGGCATCATTGGATTGATCTGTGCCATTTTCTTTGCCGGGTGGTATCTTGGGTCGTCTGGCAAGAAGAGTGCCTTAAATGACCTTAAAAGTGCCAAAAACGAGATATTGACATATAAGGCTAAGATTGCGGGTGATTCTGTGACCATTTTTGAGAAAAAGCAGGAAATAGTCTCACAGAAACAGGCACTAGAAGAAGCAGGATTACGGAACAAAGACCTGCGAGAGCTAAATATTAAGAACCTCGCCGAGATCACCAAACTAAAATTCAAGATAGACACACTTCTCAGTGTACCTCATAACGGACAGGTGATTGTGATACATGATACAATTCAGAAAGCCAACCCGACCAAGGCCATTATATTACCATTCAACTTCTCTAAGAAAGATCAGTGGCTATCTCTTAATGGTAGTTTTGATAAAGATGGGCTATTGGGGGTCAAACTAAGTATGGATGTGCCGGTAAATGTGATAACCGGCTACAGTAAACAAACCAAGGCAAACATTGTAGCAGTCACAACCCCAAACACTTATATCAATACCATTAGCGTGCAGTCATATAAGTCGGATTCGCAGAAGAAAAAACGATGGGGCATCGGGGCGGAAATTGGGTGGGGATGGGAGATATCCGGCAATATAAAGGGTGATCCTTTCATAGGATTTGGACTGAGCTACGATCTTTTCCAGTTTTAGATGACCAAGAATCCGAGTGCCCATAAATATCAACGCAAACCCCGAATCAAACGACCCGGGGTGCACGCCAAATGCCCTAATAAGCACGAGAGAATAAAACCCTATCACAGACAGGGCAGGTGATTATTCCTTGTTTTGTTTGAGATACTCATTGACAAACTTATTTATGTTATCATCATTGTTTAATGGAAAATACTTTGACAGTCCAGTTTTATCATCTTCATATCTTGCAAACTTCACCAATTCATTTCTTAGTTTTATCTTGATCTCGGAACGATACCATTTTGCACCCTCTCGTAATCCCGTTCTATAACAAATAATAATAGAATTAATAAAATCTAATATTGGAATAAATTGTTGTTCTATTTTACCTTTGTCTGGTAATTTAATTTCATTTTCTGCCCATTTTTCAATCTCTTCATCTGATATGTCTATCGGAGAGGATTGCTCGATCTTATTGCCTGCATGGTTAGCAGGAAGGTGAGACTTAAATATTGCGATTTCTGAGACAATAGCATCATAATCTTCTTCGTTTATTACAGTTATGTTAATACCATGATTATGTAAAATTGCAATTATTTGTCCTTTTATTTCTTCCTCGTTTGGCATCCCGGCATTGCTTACAGGCTTATCGGGGGAGGGCTGCCATTCCTGTCCACCGGTTGTGTTAATTATCTGTCCCGTAAAACCAACAGCAGCAGCATTAAGATTTGTTTTGGAAGGAGTACGAAGCTTCTCATCTTCGCCCTCGGCAGGATCGGGATGGATCGATGATGCTTTAGCCTTTATTGAATGTTTCGGTTTATCGGGTTCTCCAATATAAAACACTTCGCCATCTCCCGGTTTATAATTATCACACAGCTGACAGTTTTGTTTCGGGTAAAGGCAAATATCAAGTTTACAATTACTCATGTCTTTCTCTCCCGGCTCAACCGCTGTGAGTTCTGAAATGTTCTGTTTCATCCATAAAGTAAAGCCTGGGGCATTCATGGGATCATTATGTTTATTCAATGCGCCTTGCCATGCTCTTTCACAAAGGTCAATTATTTTATCTTTGCTCGGAGCAGAGGGGCGAAACTGAGAGGCAACAATAGGACGAAGATACCAGTCAATCATTTCCATCCACTCTTCTATATCCCCACAATCCATAAAGGCATAACAGTCCCTTCTTCCATTTTTCAGACCAACAAAGTATTTTTCTCCTGTTTTTGGTAAATCCGCTTCTGAGCGAATAACTACCTTTTCAAATGTTTCGTTCATGGTTATTGATTTGTTGCTTTAGCGGGCGATTTAGCCGTAAACCACGACAGAATCTATGGTTTCCCACCCTTTACTTACTTGTATTAGTTTTTAGATAGAATTCTTGGGGATATAAATAATCGTTTAAATTGTAGCCATTTTAAATTAAGCCTACTGCCACTCATAATACAACCATTGTGTTTAAATGGCGTTTGTATTGCACCCTGTATCCTATCTTTCATTTCATTTTATGTTAGTACACACCAAATTTAAAACGAATATTTGGGATTTCCAAGAAAAACGAGACATATTTTTATTTTAGCGGGCGATCGAAGAAATAAGAATCAATATCCACAAAATCCTTATCAGACACTATCATGCTGTTTACCACGCTATTATCTACCAAATCTGGATGTACCCACCAATCCTCAAAAGCGTGATGGTCACCAACGGAGGCATTGGCAACAATCAATTTATATCCTAATAGCCTCAAGAAATTCCTGCTCCTTGCCCTTACGGCAGACTCGGGACGGGTGTAATAATCATGCTCAAAAGTGATAACACCGAACCTATAGTCGTCAAATGGTATATTAAACAAGATGCTTAGACTATTCTCTGGCGGGTCACAATCAACTTGCAAGTAGTCTATATCGCCGGGCATATTATTCTTCTGCAATATCGTGTACCAATCAGCTTTTAGTGCGTCTTCATGCAGGCACACATTAGTCCTTTGGCGCCGAAAAGACTCCACCATATCCCTGTTTATATCTATCGACACCCCCATCCATCCAAAATCCTTCTCAAGAAGTGCGGTATTTGACAAATAAAACGGGTCGTTACTTCCTACTTCAAGATAAGTGCCATTCCGTTTCCCGTTAAGTACTGATAGTACGAACATATCCTGCATCGCCTGGGAATAGTTATTGTAAATATCACTGATACCTGAGAACTTATACTTGAAGGCATCATGCCTGAGCGGAGTGTAGTTTACCGTACCCACCCTTATCATGGACACACTTGCTATATTCTGCTCAACAAGCACCGATATATTAAGTGGTAATTTGTAGTTCTTTTGCAGGTCTACAAGGATGAGCAGACATTCATCTGTCCTGTTTATCCACCATCCGCTTACGGCCTTCTCAAAGAGTAACGCCTGCCTGCCATAATATTCCAATCCCACAATAGGATCAATATCAACTTCTTGCAGGAGTCCTAAATTAGCCCAAGTATAAGCATCCTGCCATTCCTTATTCCATTCGCAGGTTCTGCTCATCAAGTGATATGCTTCGGGGCGCATCGGTAGTAGGTTGATGGCATGTAGGAATGCTCCCTTGGCGTGGTATAACCTATCTCCTTGCTTCAGTAGGCAAAGTCCCACCAAACATAAACATTCGTAAGTAAGTATGTCGTCCTTGGAAGTCTCTACTGTGCGAAGATAGAAGGCGAGTGCTGATGCCGTATGACCTTTCTGATAATACCACGAGGCCAGTTCATATGTTGCCTGTGGATTACGGGGATCGTGTACAAATGCAAGCAGTTCTCTATTCATAGTTGATATATATCAAGAGTTGTGCATTAATACCATGAGCGTTCACATATTCATCAAGAAAAATATCGTCGTGCATCTTGTCTGATATCTCGTTTTGATAGTTTATATGATAGCCTTCAATAACTCTATACTCGTTACCGGTAAGATAGATGTCTCTGAACCGCTTAAACTCCGTAAGGAACCTTCCAAGGTGCCATTCTCCTGCTATATGGCTCACGTTGCGGCTTATCCACTCATAGTTTTCTTCTGAAAATATTGCATACTCGCCACCCTCGCAGTCTATCTTCATAAAATCTACATGCGTTATGCCACATTCGCTGATTAATTGTTTGAATGTTATTGCAGGTATGGTATCCCCGACATGGCTGTAGATGTCAAGTTTATTGCTTTTGATATCAGTATTTTCATCATTATTGTACCATATCGCCTTCTGGATGATATTGATATTACGCTTCCCCTTTAGATTATCTTTCATAATCCGCACTATCTCGGCAGATGGCTCTACGCAGTAGATAACTGATGGTTCGTTATCGTAAATGCTGTAAGCGAATGCGCCTATGTTCGCCCCGATATCTAATACAACATCACCTTTCTTGATATCCGCAAACTTCTCATAAATATGTTCTACGAAAATTTCCTTATAAGAATGAAGTTTAAACTCATCCGAAATATCGCCATAGTTAAGGAATGGCTTTCTCTTAATATCTATAGCTCGGCTACCATATATCCAATCCATTAACCAATCCGTAGGTATCTCAATTAGATAGGCGGCATCATCCTCAAACCCGAATGTAACGATAATCTTATTATCTAATGACGCAAGACCGCAACTAAACTCAATGGTTCCTGTCAGGAAGTTGAACGGTTCTGATATCTTGAGGATGTTCCATTCTTTATCCCATATTAAAAAGAGATGATAGTAATTAGCTTCTTTCTTCCCTTGGCGGTTTTTCCATAGGATAGACTGATGCACGATAGCCATCCGGTTATCCCCTATAGTGATTACGTTGCCACCACCCCTGAGATCATGCTCGATATAAAATGGAGTACCCGTAAAGACAGTAGTTGATTTATCTCCATCAACACGCACTATCTCTGTCGGATTACACCACTTGACATAATGGAATGGCATGTCATTTATTGGCATCCAGTTCTTTTCACAATAAGTAAGAGAGGGTGGTTGTATCCGGGTGCGAGACACTTCCTTACTGTCAATAATCTCACTAAGTTCTATCCTCCCCTCGCCATCGGGTTTGACATCTCTCCGCACACCCGATAGATATAACTTACCATCCCATCTCACAACTCTTGCATCTTCGAGACCGATAAACTCCCACATCGGTTTGGTATCAAAATCAGATGTGTCGACCCGTCTAAAGTTACCATCGGGCCATTCGCCTAAGTAATTAACCGTCTTTAGCGTGATATCATTCTCGGGATTGATATATACAAGTGGGCCATAGCGGTTCTCATAAATACTTCTTGTATGCCATAAGGTGTATTGGATGTGGCGCAGGTTAACGATTAGTTTTCCATTATCATTAAAGACGGATGGGTTAATGGTACTTGTCCCCTTGGTTTCTTCGGATGATATCAACAGGGGGTAAATACTACCTCCTATGTTTAAGATATCTTTTGCGAGTCCCCCTACCATTAGTATAGATAATAACCTATATGACCTATGGGGATGGTGGGATCGCACCAAATCTCCAACCCTATCTCCTTACAATGAATACAGAAGTTAATATCCTCCCCAATCAGTTCATCGGGCACTTTCCTGTCAAAATCGAAGGGATTTTCAAGTCTTTTGATAGCGGCAAGACGTATGAGCATGAAGCCCGTGGGGAGTCCATAGACACGGAATATCTTGTCTGTGGGGACATTCACTTCTTCCACCAGAACCCTGTCCCCGTTCTCATCACATGGCTTAATAGTAGTCTTTAGCGGGACGGACTTCATGTTATACATCCCGCCAATGATATCTTTATCACACGATAATAGCTTATTTAACCCATCAGGGGGGAATACCACATCACTATCGACAAAAAAAAGATAATCTGCATCTACCGATCTTGCATCTTTAAGACATTGGTTACGCATCTCCTGTACATAGGTACCTTTATGAAAGTTCATATGGAACTCATGCGGGGTGGCCTTGAGTAAATGCATCAAGGATAGTGCTGTTTCTATATGTATCTCACCACGGGTAATGACCGCTAAGGATATTCTCATATCTTGTTTTTTACAAATATAAATATTTATATTGTAATAAACAAATATTTAGTAAGATTTTTAAAGGGTAAATAAAAGTCCGTTTGTTCCACGTTTAACGGTCACACCAGAACCCGCTACTTCGCTCGCAAATCGGACTTGAAGATTTTCATTTGCATTAGCGAGAATACTCCCTTCCATTTCGGCAATATAGTTTGCTGCCGCCACTGGTGTCCCCGGGCCTGTTGTAGAATCTCCTGATGCAGTAATTCTTCCTATCAATGTTGATGATACGTTAGAGTTTAGAAGAACCACATTAGCTCCCATTGTTGTTACAGCCCCAAAGGTTAGTCCAATTCTTATCCCCGTTGTGGTGGCTGCTGATTGATATATGACATGGAACCTGAACTGATAATAATTGCCGGAAGTTAAGGCAAAGAGTAATCCTGTTGCATCTGCAAGAGTAGTGACTGTACTCGAAGTAAGGTCACCAGTGAGTTTAACTGTTGTTATAGCCCCTCCTGCCGTTCCTTGCGATCCCGTCGAACCTTGTGATCCAGTAGACCCCGTTGTTCCTTGAGACCCAGTACCACCAGTGCCTCCGGTTGTCCCTTGTGTACCAGTAGCTCCTTGTGTTCCAGTAGTACCTTGGTTGCCGGTGCCCGTTGTTCCTTGTGCACCCGTAGTTCCTTGACTACCAGTGGTGCCTTGTGTGCCCGTAGTGCCTTGGCTACCAGTTGTACCCTGAGACCCCGATCCCGTAGTCCCTTGTAAACCTGTCGTCCCCTGTGTCCCCGTAGTACCCTGGGTGCCGGTAGTGCCTTGAGAACCAGTTGTTCCTTGGTTGCCCGTACCTGTAGTTCCTTGACTACCTGTTGTTCCTTGAGACCCATTCGTACCCGATGTCCCTTGACTTCCTGTGGTGCCCTGATTGCCAGTACCAGTTGTACCTTGTGATCCTGTTGTACCTTGCGACCCATTAGTCCCAGAAGTACCTTGACTACCAGTTGTACCCTGGCTGCCCGTTCCAGTTATACCTTGAGACCCCGTGGTACCCTGTGAGCCATTAGTGCCTGATGTGCCCTGACTACCCGTTGCGCCTTGCGTTCCCGCACCTGTGGTTCCTTGTGATCCCGTTGTTCCCTGACTGCCCGTGCCTCCTGTTGTTCCTTGGCTTCCCGTGCCTCCTGTTGTTCCTTGGGAGCCAGTAGTACCCTGATTACCATTAGTTCCAGAAGTACCTTGATTACCTGTAGCGCCCTGTATCCCAGCAGTGCCCTGCACGCCTTGAGCACCTTGCATGGCCATAACAAGTAAATCTGCCCTGTCGATGGCCATAGTACCCGTACCTGATATCCTCCTAAATCTACCTTTGACTGTATAGGTGCCCGGTGCAAGAGGTGTATCGGTGCGATGTACAATAGTACAGGTCGTCCTGTCTGTGCTGGCGAGATGAACTTGCTCTTCGTCATGGTCAACACCATTGAAATTGATTGCCAAACCAATATCACCAGTACCGGATGACGCCTCGAGATCACATGCCATCCAAGCTGTTATATTAACAGCTTCAGCAATAGTTATAGTAACGGAGGCTCCTGTTATATCAGCAAGTGATCCTGATGTGGTAGTCCTTTGGGTGGTCATCTCCACATAGGAACTCGGTAACTCTCCCGCTACCGCACTTGCTCCTATAACACCTTGTACGCCTTGACTGCCTGTAGTCCCTTGTGCCCCACTGCCTGTAGTTCCCTGGGCACCTATCAAACCTTGTATTCCTGATAATCCCTGAAGGCCGGTAGCACCTTGTATGCCACCATAAGGCAGGGCGTTCCATGTGCTAACGCCATTCCCTACCTTAATTTGATGCGTGTCTGTTTCTATACCCACTTCTCGTTCTGCAAGAACAGGATTCACGCTTGTCCAGTTAGCCGCTATATCACCCCTTAACTGTATTCTTGTTGACATCTATGAATTGCCTCCATTTATAACTATATCCAAATCACTATCAGAGGGCATCTCCATCATCATTCCCATCATGGCATACACGGAACTTGCATTACCGCCGTCTATAGTGTCTATTTCCGGGTTAGACCCTCCCCCGCCAAAGTAATAAATACCAATATTACATTTAATCAGTCCCCTTCCCGATTCGAGTGCCGTACCTATTTGTAAGAACGGTGGTGTAGAACTATTAGCTCTGAATGCTACTCCATTAGCCGATCCATCAGAAGATAATCTTGATCTTAAAGTATCTCCTTTATTTATGTTACCATTAACCACAACTTTAGCGGGGCCAAAGGTTATTACCTCACACCTGCTTTTATTAGGTACAGATGAGGCAACAACACCAATACAATTAGTCTCATTGGCTGATACATAAACAATGGCATTGGGATTTTTAGGGTCAATCTTGCAAATATATCCGATACGGGAAACTGAACCTGTATTGTTGATAAATAACATTAAAAATTATTTACCACAAAGATAGTCAGAATTTAGGGATGCTTCTAAGAGGCGGGTGCCCCGCCACGTCTGTCATACTTAGAAAAAGAGAAGAAAGAAAACGGGGAAAAGAAAGAAGAGAAAAAGAAACCCACAAAGAAAAACAGACTAAAAGTTTTACCTGATCCAAGCACATTCCTCGTGTGAAAGTGTCTTCCATATTTAAAATAGGAAAGCCGTGAAAGACACGAGCAGTCACGGCTTTTGCCCTTGCGGGTCTATGGTGAACTTTGTCACCACTATCTTTTACCTTTGCCTTCTCGTGTCAGACAGGAATATCTGAATGAACGAATAAAGCACAAAGGTACAACTTATTTTTTATATGGTTTTTTAGGTTGAAATATCACATCTTTGAAGAAGAAAAACACGATACAGATGCCGCCCAAAGCACATAATCCCCTCATAACATACTGTACTACATCCTTAACAGCAATAGATACAGCAGTAAGAGATAAAACTACTACTATTACGACTACTATGAGCCAACGATGTTTCATTCTTTAGGCGGTTTACATTTATTCCAAATCTTCTCGCTATCTTGCTCAAACAACTTACATAGGCTCTTGAAGCCCGTAGTGCCCTCTCCCGTTCTCTTAAAGTCCTGATATCTTATCTCGTTTTCTGCGAGGGCGAGCCATACTTTCCATGGTATTGTGCCATCCCCGCTAAAGTGACTCTTATATAATCTTACTGACATAGCACTTAGTTCATCTCTTTGGTCGGCATCCAAGAGTAAATATACATCACCACTCTTGCATCTGGCACGGAAGATATCTATGGCATCCGATTCCCCGCCAGAGTTCTTATAAAAATACAATTCCTCTATCTTATATCCTCTATATTCTTTCTTATAGAACCTTTCCGGGCTTTTATCATCTGGTTTGCCTTTGTATAGGTAATAAAGATTAGGGATCGGGATAAGATTTTCCAAGGTAATATTCATTGATCGACCCCTTAGCATAAAAAAACAAAATAGTGACGTAACCCGAACCACGCTAAAGCCATCAGACTTCGCATCTTCTAATGAGTCATACCACTCGAATCCCTCGGTATTAGATTGTAGACGGCTCATTTTCTCTTATTAAAACCAATTCATCATTAACCATCCGATATTCTACCCTAAATGGCTTACGCCACATTGCGCTATATAAAATTTCTTTACTGTGGGCATCCATTTGTTGCCAACATTTGTCGCACACCCATTCGTCATCTGGTGGTTCAAGGTCGGCGCTCCCGCCATAGGGTGTCCAAATCCAATAAATGCCCAACGGGGACACAAATCTACCGCAACTATCGCATTTCCATCTTCCGTGTTCTATTATCATTTGTTATTTTTTACAATTTCCGTAAATGTCATCTCTTTGATATTTTTATCAAGACCTTCGAGTACATTTATTTGTCCTGATATGAAAGTAATAGTATCTTCCCTTTGGTCGGCCACAATCTTAGAGAGAGCCACAAGATGCGGTAATTTGGGAATGTTTTGAGAATTGGTCTGGTTCTGTAAGTTGTAAGTTGGTTTTTTCTTCCAAGCCTTCGGCTGCCAGTTAAATACCATTTCAATAGGCGTATCAGGAAAATGTATGTTCCACATCTCACGATAGGCGCCAAGCTGGACTTCGTGACTCTCATAAAACCCCTTGCGACCCGATTTGAGGTCGATTATAGCCATTATCCGCTTACGGTTAAAAGTAAGTTCAGCCACAAGGTCAAGTGCCCCGGCATAGCCGTCTAAAGGATGATAAAGACATATCTCAATAGCAAGGGGTTTGACGTCATTATCTATTATAAACTGAGCAAAGGCCAAGATATCTTTCTTGAGTTCCTCTTCCCATTCCTTCTCAGCAGTAATCTTCTCGCTTGCCGTAAACAAAGCAAGTTTTTTCGGCAGATCATCAAGATTATAAGTGCCACTGATTAGTAATTCGGCACATTGTGAGTGTAGAAACGTCCCGTAGGCCGCCCGCAAAAGTGCTTCTTCCTTACCCGCATCACCACCTTTATCCACCATCCATTTAATCAAAAATGGTGAAGTAGGTAAAGTATTCTTAATGAGTGTCGTTACTGATGTATAGAATACTGGCTCCTCATTCTCGAATCGGTAGTAATACCTGTTGTTTACCGAATCCATCCTATAGAGCGGTTCGGGCTGATGCTTCAGTTTATCAAGACTAAAAAACATGGGATTAAGACGCTCGATAGTAGTATCGGGTGCTATGTTCATCACTGCTCCCGTGAACAGTAATTGCTCTAATTTCTTCTTAGGTCTACCTCGTTTCGCCATGATAGTAAATTTCAAACATTTTTTTATAACCAAATATCCTTAATATATCTTCATAATGGCCCTGGGCGGAGTCCTTCAAAAACACTGATGAAAGGTAAATTTTTATATACTTGAATGCCCCCCATTGTCCCAACTCGAATGCCTCTATTTTTTTTGCCATGTTATCGTATCGCCCGCTAAAGAACTCTGCTAATATATCTTCTACTTCTTCTTCATAAGGTACTTCTATTTTCTCTCCATTTATAAGATCAGAGATACTTAGTGATTTCTTTGGGCGGGTCATGCACTTAGGTAACTATCTATTAAATTCTTTGCGGCTGTGAAGCCCACTGCGATTGAAGCGTAATAACCCCGTTGGTTTAACATTGCAATAACCTCTAATTGTTCTGCTATGTGTGGAGTTGCAGGTCTCCCATCTTTAGTAAGGATTCTTTCTCCCTCCCTTTTAAGTTCAATAAAAAGAGCATTGTAAGCGTGGTTCGATTCATAGACTATTATATCGGGGAATCCTTGGTTGGATCGCATGTTCTTTGCTTGCGTCGCCTGGCCAATTGTTAAGCGCAACCCTGACATATCCGAATTAAATAGAACGTTGGGATATTGCATCCGAAGATATTGACAAACTGCTTTATGCAGGTCTTTCTCCCGCCCCAAAGGTAATTTAGTCTTCATCTTCCAATACCTCCGCTAAGGCTACTTCATCTATTATATCAAGATCATCAAGCATGACAATATCATACTCCTTCCTGAGTTCATCGTTTATATTAAAACTTCTCTCAGCGTGCCGTTGTTTCGTAGTTTCTTTGGTTCTCATAACTAGTGAATTTTAATTATACATGCAAATACTAAAGCGAGTGCCATATAAAGAAAATAGATTAAATGAGCGATTGCCTTTTCAATACTATTATCTTCATCTCTTGCGAAATCGCCTATTCCTTGTAAAAGCGATAATGCCAATGCAATAATAATTACTGTTTTCATAACTTTAAGTTTAAAATCCGTTATAGTTATCTGGTAATCTGTAATATTCAACCATTTGTCCGTCCATATCGTCAAAGCTCACAAACTCCCTATTCTTATTTGCCCTATTGAAATGGCTTATCTCTCCACGGGCCACATCAAAAACAAAGTCAATAAATGAAGACTTGGATGATCTCTCCCAGGAATAATCCCCGCTAATGATCTTCTCCATTACTAACATTACAAAGTCCTTTGCTTCTAATCCCTGTAATTCTTTATTGACCTTAAATCTTAATTTGTAACGGTAATAATCATTAAGCCTCCTTAGAACATAAATCACGTTCCAATACTCAAGTTCCTCCCTCACGGTAGTCTTATTTGTCCTTATTTGCAACTGAGCATCAGCCATAGAGTCTTCAATTCTTGCTTATTATATACCCCCATTTCGTAAACATTCCCCCCGTCATGTAAAAAGACCGTGTATTCGTCCTTGGCCGTGCAAAGTAATTCCAATTTTGTATCTGATCTTGGCACCTTGGCACTGAACCGTTCAAAGTCTTTTTCTTTATCGAGTAAGAAGTTCTTCATCTCTTTTTCTTTAGTTTGCGTCTCCTTTTCTGGGCTTCGATCTTTACTATCCTTGTATTGCTCACTATAAATTCGTGACGAAAATTATCTTTAAATAATATGTTTTTGTCCTCAACTTTTATTATATGCCCGTAAAGCTCAAACCATGTTGTTACTTTGTGTTTCCTGCTATATAATGTAAAAGCGATCTGGACATACTTTCCAAGGTGTAGTTTTATTTCTTCTTTTGTCATTTTATAACCAATCCCAACATTCTTCGAGGGGCATTGCATCTATATCCGGTGGCATGGCCCCGCTTGTCCTCAAAAAGATTCCCATTTCTGTGGCATACCAGGCCACAATATATGTAATGAATTCGCTGATATACTCGTAGGGCCGGCCAGAGATAGAATCACAACTATATATCTTTTTATGGGAATCATGTAATCTTTCTTTATTCTCTTTTGTGGGCGGTATATTCAATTTGTCACAGGCATCTTCCAATATCAGCCCCCAATAAAGTTTTAATAAGTGGTATTTCTCGTTATTTTGCTCTCGCGAGGACATCTATCACGTTCTCGAAGTAGTTACGGTAGAACTCCATCTTCTCGCTCGCCCGTGCATCATCGAACTTACCATCGGCTAACTGCTGTAATACGGCCTCAAAGATACTTTTGTTCATCTCGAGCTTGGCGTGGAACACATCAAGTGCTGTTATGCCTCCGCCTACATGAGGTGCTGGCCTAGGGGGGCCCGGGAGAGTTTGAGGTGTTGAGGTCGGAGTCCCTTGCTGCACTTTTTTAAGCGTCAAAAGGTTGTAATCCTTATTCTGTTTATTTTTTTTAACCGTTAGGGTAAATTCAACATTATCCCCTACTATTACCGCATCCGATCCTTTATCATCCAAATAGCCGGTTGTGCCATTATCGAGGGTAATAACGTGTCCGGTTACTTTTCCCTGATAGGTTTTTTCTTCAATTCCTGTAATCTTTGCCATTTTTCTTGTTTTTTAGTGATGTAAATGTATGAAGTGTTTTTGAGATATGCAAATTATTTAGTCATTATTTTCTTCATCCAAATCAAATAACTGAGGATTTATGGTTTTAAGTTTCTTTTCAACCTGTTTAGCCCATAGATTTTCATCTTTTAGCTTTAGTCGGGTCAAAAAATCGCCATACCAGCTTTGCTTTTCAAGTATGTCTACCGAAAGATGGTGGTAAGACAGGTGGCATTCGTTGTGGCAATTCACCCACCAATTTTTGTCGAGGTAATAATCCCCGATCCTGCCCTTCATATGGTGGACATTATCTCGTTTTCCCATATGTTCCCCGCAAAAGAAACAGAAATCTGTCTTATTATCTACTGATTCCTCCCAAAACATTTTTATCTGTTTTAAGTAGGAAATCCTTTCTTTAGAACGAGTTTTGCTCTCGGGCGGTATCTTAACCTTACTTTTGCGAGAAAGTGGCTCAGATCGCTTCTTTTTGTGCTTATTTTGCAAATCTCCCCCCTGCATATGACGCCGGTATTGATGATATCGGCAATACGACCCGCCAAAGCAATCTCTCTCACATCCAGGTTCAGAACAGATTTTCATAGAATTACCCCGTACTTATTGCAGAAATTAATAAGACACTCTTCATATCCTTCGCTTATATGTTCTGCTATATCTATTCCCTTTGGCGTGAGTCGGTAATATTTATGCTTGTTTATCACCTCGCATTCCTCGATACACTCTTTTTCTATCAGTCCTTTCATTAATGCGCCTATCTTGTTATAGGGATAGTAGGTTGTAAACTCGGTTAGTGCTTTTTGACTGAAGGCCGTGCCAAGGTATTTCTGATAAAGATATGCTGAATTGATAATTAACATCATGTTTATAGTGAGCTTATGTCTCTTGCGGGAACTCTTGAGCGCTCGGAAAAGCAAATGGAATGAATAGTTAATATGAAGATCAGAACTCATATAAATTTAATAAATAGGTTACATGATTCCTGAAATAGTTTCTTTTCATTACCCTTGAGGGATTTTTCCCCTAAAAGATAGGCAAGATCGGAAAGGAAATTGTCATAATGCTTTTCATCCGCATCCCCTTTAATAACTGTTACGGGGAGTAGATTGGAAGACCATTCGGTATAGTGCTTTAGCAGGTCTCCGGCACTCATAGATGATAGTTTTTTATCTGCATTGCTTTTTGCTTTTTCGGCAACCGCCTTAAGCTCTTCGCATTCTTCTGATACAGAAATATCCAAATACCATCTTTCGCGATGTTGTAACATGCCACGGAGAACGGCGATCTCGTCTTTCAGTAGGTCTTTCATTTCATTATCAGGCTTAAGATACTCATTATCAGCCAGGCAAAGCAATAGCATCCGGCACAGAGACCCGCAAGAGCTACAACCCAAATAAATAAGGTACCACAGCCCCTCTTTACTTCTTTTACCTCATCATTCTCCATGATCGTCAGCATAAAGTGATTTATCCTCTTGCGGGGGTTCGGCAGGGACTATTTTATAGCCCATAGTGGTTAACTCTTTTGCAACATCTTCCGCCATTTGACGGTATGTTCTAAAATCCTCCCACACTTGTCCGGTTTTCCACCCTCCGGTTGTCGTAAAATAATTAGCACAATTCACAACAGCCTTATATATTAAATCCTCCATATCACATAAATTTAATGTTATTCTCGGTAAACTTTGTAAATGCATCCATTATTGGCTCCTCCCCAAAGAGATAATCTAATAATGTTTGAGCACTATCACAGAGATAGGGTTCCTTTAGCGAGCCGCCAAAAGCCCTTAGATTCTCAAGGAATATCTTTAAATCCTCGGTTCGTACAGAAAATGGTTTTTGTGGTATCATAATAGGATTATTTAACTTCAACAAATTTACCATTCTTCAATTCATACCAAACATCGGCCTTTAATTTCCTGCCATCAATTTTAGCAGATTTTAATGATTTGATATGCCATCCCCCGTTGTCGCCCTGCCCCCATTCGGTCAAAACAATCCACGATCCCAAAGATGCCTTAGCTTTATTTTCAATTCCTAAACCACAAGCAATGGATTCCTTGCCTTCAACAGATGCTGCACTCTGGTAGCCGGTATTGGTAGCCGCACTCTGGTCGCCGGTATTGGTAGCTGCACTCTGGTAGCCGGTATTGGTAGCTGCACTCTGGTAGCCGGTATTGGTAGCCGCACTCTGGTAGCCGGTATTGGTAGCCGCACTCTGGTAGCCGGTATTGGTAGCCGCACTCTGGTAGCCGGTATTGGTAGCCGCACTCTGGTCGCCGGTATTGGTAGCCGCACTCTGGTCGCCGGTATTGGTAGCCGCACTCTGGTAGCCGGTATTGGTAGCCGCACTCTGGTCGCCGGTATTGGTAGCCGCACTCTGGTCGCCGGTATTGGTAGCCGCACTCTGGTCGCCGGTATTGGTAGCCGCACTCTGGTAGCCGGTATTGGTAGCCGCACTCTGGTCGCCGGTATTGGTAGCCGCACTACGGCTGCCGGTATTGGTAGCTGCACTACGGTCGCCGGTATTGGTAGCCGCACTACGGTCGCCGGTATTGGTAGCCGCAGCATCCTTGAAATTAACTCTTTTTAAGATGCACTCGACACCCAATTTAATCATATCAAAAAGACTTATTGCCGCGCCTATTTTGATTTTTGATACCGCAATCTTGCTGTCGCTTTCGTCTGTGCTTTTTTCTCCAAATCCCTCCACGGCGTGGTATCTGCTATTGGAAGGCGGGTAATACCCAAATACATCTATAGGGTTCTCGCAAAAGTGAAAACCGTTCTCGGTACAACGGATTGGTTTTTTGCCCGTTTTGTATGTTTCCCCTTCCTCGTATTGAAAGCCACGGCACTTTAGGTCTTTATCAAAACCCTTCACGCCAACGGTCACTTCCTCTTTCTTTGTTTTCATAATCTTGTTTTTTAATGGTTCAAATGTAAATCAAGTTTTTGAGATTTCCTAATGTTTCCTTAATTATTTTATTGCCCGAAGTTTTTTAATATAATTTCTGTCTTGTGCATATCCCATTCGGCATAGAAAAGTATAATAATCCCCACCTTTATAATACAATGCTTGCCAAAGTTTATAGTCTTCAATAGATTTTTCAAATGTACTATAAATAGCATGGTTATATCTTTGGCCGGTTGCCGTAGTCTTTCTTTGCGGGGCATATCTCATCCCAAACAAGTTTCTATTTTCTATACAAATTTTGCTTTTTAACCTCCCTGTTTCGAGTTTTATCTGCGCCTTCGCTATATCGGAGTACCATATTTTATGCTTTTTAAGGAGGCTCCCGATTCGGATATAAGATATATGCACTATCGGATAACATTTTTCAATGAACAGCGCTTTTCTTTCAGGACAAAGCCCCGCTAAAGTGGCTGTACATAATATGCACATTAATAAAATCCTCTTCATAATCTTAATTTTAGTTTATCAATTTTTCTTTGGGCGTTTTTTCTGTTTAAGGCTAGTACGGTAATGCCATCAATAGTAAATTCAGATAAGCCCTTTTTAATCATCACTTTTTTGTATTTTTCCATTACCCGTTCCTCCAAATCCCGTTTTTCATCATCGGTCAAGTGTTGATACTCTTCTTTTTTGCTTAAGCTAAACGGACTAATACCATTCCCCGCTAGAGCCATAAAGAATGCCATATATGCTAAAAAGTCTTTTTTCATATTATTCTTATTTAGAATAGTTACAAAGATAGAATTTATACTTTAGTGGGTATCGCCCATAAAATAGTCGTGCATATATGTATCCCAGGAAGTAGTATGATAGTGTTTTTTAATTACCCACCGAGGGAGTGGATATTTAAACACACCAATACCAGACAATTTGCCATATCCGGCCGTGATGGTGTCCTCATCAATAAATTCCGATACTGCAAATTGTTTCCCTGCGAAGTATAGGCACAATGCCACGATTGTTTTCATAATTTCATAATTTATAGGTTAATAATAAAATGCTTTTTAATCTAGCACACCCGCAAAAGTACTAACCCTATAATACATAAGATTATGTAACATATTGTTGCAAGTCTGCAATTCTTTTCTAATGAACAAAGTTGTGTTTTCGTAATTAAGTTTTTGAGTTTACTTTTTAGTCTTTAGCGGGCTTTTATGAATTACACTCCACGTAAATGGTTTCTTCTTGTATTATTTCGCCATTATTATAGCCCTGTTTGATGCATTCCACAATATGCTCAAGGGTGCACTCATCTAGTTCTGTTATTTCGGGGTCACTTGTCGGATTCCAACTTAATGTCCACCATCCGGTTTTTGTTACAGTTTTTGTCTTCATTTTCTTTGTTTTTTAAGTTAATAAATATTTACTTTTTAGTCTCGATATTCTGCTTTTTAATCGGCAGTTAGTTCTTTCCCATACTTTAGCCGGTGTTTTTCCTGGTATAGTCTGTAAAACCTGCTAAAGCTAATATTTAACCCTAACATATTTTCTTCATTTATTTCTATTATTATATCAGGATTGGCTTTATCTATAAACTTTTGCCGGAATTGTTTTGAATATTTCATAGTAATATCAATATTAGTGAATAATACGGTCTGAAATGCCCTTTTTATTCGATTTAAGACAGTTTTATATACTAGCTAGTAGTTTATAGCTCTAGCGGGCAATAATGTCTTAAAACGCTTTATTTTAGGTTTAGTGCCTTATTTATTGCATTCAAACCCACCTTATAGGTTAAACTTGCCTTTAGGCTATCATAGGCGGCTAGTCGTCCCCTTTCCATGTATTTTCTCCCCTCTTTGCCGGTTATTGCGTCTATTGCCTCTATAAAATTATCTAAGGCATTTAATAGATCGGGTGCGGCTGCTATTAAATAAGCGTTTGCACTTGCCTCGCTTATTGGTGCCCGGCCAGAGTGTTTATCATTTATATTCTTAGGTACATGTATTTCAGCAACCCGACACGTTGTACTGGTATTAATAGAACAAAACGTCCCATAGTTACCCATAAATACTTTCCATTCTCCTTTTGTGTGTTTAAATTCTGTTTTCATAGTTTTGTCTTATTAAAAGGTTTAATAACTGGTAAAATTATCATCACTAAACAAGTGAAACAAAATAATATTAAAATATATGGTAACATAGTATTAAGATTTTAAGTTAATTTGTTAATCTTTAGCGGGTTATATTGCAAGCCCGCTAAAGAAAAAACAAACCATAAAAACAAACCAATATTATTTAATTGCCTTTAAATCTCTTTGCCTGCAATTCTCGTGTTTTGCGTGCCGGTAAATTATTGCTTTGCGTTCGCAATAGCGCCACAAGGATTCAGCCCCGCCAGAGTTATAAGATTCTGCGTCTTTAATAAATCCTTCTTTAATTAAGGTATTCATCGCTTTCGTTTCATAATGCGAACCGTAACCATATTGAAAAGGCATGGTTAAATTAACTTGGTTTTTCATGCCAAAATTAATACAGACTGTTCCGGCAAAGTAAGAATTACCGTTAACTTTGTCAAACCAGTCATAAGCGGTCACATCAATAGTTTTAATTTTAATTGTTTTCATCGGTTTATTTATTAAATGGTTTGTGTTATTATTTGTTACAGTCACAAGCCTCAGAAAAATATAACGGATTTTATTTTTCTTCCTCAATTTCAAAATTTTCTTTAAAATCCGTTTCGATAAACTCCTCGGTATTAACCAGGGATTCAGTATCAACGCAATATTCAGAAGGGTTTCCCTTAAGTTTGTTTATTGCGTCCTCTTTGTTTTCGGCATCAATAATAAATATATTTGCCTGCCAAACTGCAAATTTCTGATCTGCATGAATAATAAATCTTTTCATTTTCTTAATTTTTTATAGTTAATACTCAAAAACCGCCTAAAGTACTGATTATCACATATAGCACACTAATAGCTAAATAAATAGTAATTAGTACTGCAAATCCTTTACTGGTTCTCTGTGTTCTCATTGGTTTGTCATTTAATTGGTTTATGAAGCAAATATACAACACTCAAACCGGCTAAAACAAATATTTTAACAACTGTTTTCACCAAATTGACAAGAAAGAAGAAAAAAAGTGATATATGTCACTCAAATCATTGATATAAACCATAAAACCCGCTAAAGTTATTCCTAAACCCTATAATCTCTTACTATATATAAATGATAGAATAATACTATTATTGCCAGGATCATCCAGCAGAACGCAACCAAACGGCCAAATAAGGCAATTAGAGTACATTAATGCAGATTGATTGATATTATTAGATTGTATTGGCTTATGCTAGATGAAATAGAATTATGTTATGCTAGTCGTTTTTTTAACTCGCTTCTGTTTTTGTCCCTCATGCAGCCCGCGAACCAGGCACAATACAAGCTAACAATAAACCATTTAACTAATCAATTAGTTTGTTTGCTTATAACATTTATTATGTTAACCTATTATATGAAATTGTATTTACACCCCTGCAAATCAGCGCTTTGTGTTGTTGTTTTATTAGATCATACAGGCCAAAATACATTGTTTTTTATGTTCCAGGGATCAAAAAGAATTCTTTTGACAGGGTACGGGGTCCGACAAAAAAGACCGGGAAAATAAACGATAGCCCCATAATATTATCGTTCACCCTCAGCATATCTTTTTGTTTCATATCACCCCATATGTATTATATCCCGTTCGGGGGCATAATTAAGCGATTTCAGACACGATCTTTTGTTTGTGGTGGTATTCATCACCTAAATACCATAATGTCTTAAATCGCATCTTTGGTGGCAAATTTGGCATATATAAGGATTAGTGCTTATTGTATATTTGGGAGGAGATTACCTTATAAATAGCAATATTTTCGCATAGGTTTAGTGGAAAATGCCTCAAAAGGCGGGAAAACACGGGCGGATAGAGCAAAAAAATAGCAATCCACAATAAAAAAGCCCCTTATCGGGGCAGAGAATAGCCGGCAGGTTGGCGTTTACGACCGGTTATGGGGCACTCACCATCGAGTGCGGGGCGCGTAAAGTCGGAGTCGTCATCTTCGGATACCCCTGTGAAATTTAAGTTGATATCGAAGCCTATGGCGCGGAGGACGCTGAGGCACCTGCGGGTGCGCTGTTGGTCACCCCACCTCATATCCGACTGCCTGCCTTGTATTGTTATATCCATTCTCATGTTTAGTGGTTTAAAAAGGTGCATCCCCTCCCTCTTCCTCTCCTATACCGTCAAGAAGGGGATTAGAATAACTCTGGTCGGCCTTCGCTTTTCTCCTCTTGTCTGTTGCCGTGTCATTACCTACCTCGCTGATGGTATTAGTATCGGGATGTTTTATGTACATAGCCTTTATCTTGGTAAAGTTTTTAGTCTGCTTTTGCCCGTCCTTGCCGTCCCAGCTCCTCTCTTCCCCTTCCAAATAATAAGTGATCTCTACCTGGTCGCCTACCGCGTAGTCATCGGGCGTGGCCTTAGTACCCAGTTCAAACTCAGGAAAGGTCTTGCTCTGGCGGTTTGGGTGATCGGTCTCGATTATTATGCTCGTAAACAACCACGGCTTGCCATTGTTCTTATTCTTCTTGTCCGGCACCTCCCTGCGGTTTATGGCGAAGATAGTGCCAGTAATGGTAGATTGGTTATTCATTTAATGCCTCTCTGAAATATTCTTCTATTAACTCTTGTAGGTTTTCTGGGGTATAAAAAAATTTAATGGGTTTTTCTTTATCTTTAGAAGTTTGTGATGTATGTTTTATTATATACCCTGCGAGACGTTGACTTTGAACGCTCATATCCGACAGGCAACTCTTATATCCCTCCCCGAACATATCTTCGTTAAAAGAGTCCAATAGGAAGGTTATACATTCCATTAGCACGGCATGATTGCCCCACTTAATTTGTCTGATCTGTTTCTTTGTTATCTTTTTCATCGCCCACTAAAGTTATTTTGACAAATATATAATCTATTATTGAGAAAAACAAGTTTTTAGGGGAAAATATTTACTTTAGGAGGTTCAATAGTTTTTTGCCTATTTCCTCCATTACCCTAACCGTTATCGCATTACCCAGAGTCTTGTACCGTTGTGTGTTGGCAACTTTTTTAACAACACCATCATAATTTCCATATTCAGTCCATCCATCTGGAAACCCTTGTAATCTTTCACATTCTATGGGAGTTAGTCTGCGGATACGTCTATTTTGTTCTATCCCATTGGTATTACCAGTATCAAGACAGTATGTTGTTCCATCATTTTTGGTTAAATGCCCAGTTCCTCCGTCTCTGGGATTGCCACTTTGTGGTAACATATTATGCACAGTCATTGGTTCGTGTCCGTGACTATTAGCTTTAAGAGTAGGAGATATTTCAGACTCTTGCGGGTCTTTATTTTTGTGACCATAATGGCTAATAACCATAGGTACTCCATATTTATCTTCTCTTGCTCTGGCGTTTATTGTGGGTGAATTACCATCATCCCTTATCCGTAATCCCTCATCATCACGCCAATCACACACTATGAGATTATCCTTTTGAACACCCGTTAATGTATTTGTATTTCCATCATTCGCTCCACTACATTCGATGAAAGGAAATACTTGTCCGAAACCTCGCTTGGATTCTGCAAGATGTCCGATAAGGTATATCCGCTCTCTATTTTGGGGTAGAAACCATGCTGTATTAAGCAGTTGCCACTCAAGTCTATAACCCCCAATGTTGGCAAGGGCTTGGATAACTGCCCAAAAGTCCTCGCCAGAGTTTGAGGAAAAGACTCCTTTAACATTTTCCCAGATAAAAAGGTTAGGTTTGCACTCGGTAATAAGTCGTATGGCTTGCCCGATAAGACTACTTCTTTGTCCTTCCAACCCTGCTCGTTTTCCAGCCACGCTGAAATCTTGGCAAGGCGATCCGAAAGTGATAATGTTTGGTCGGGTAATTGTTCTTCCGTCCAAATCTGTAACTGATCCGGCATAAGTTGAGTTTTTAAATTGATATTTATAGATTGCTATAGCGTGTTTGTCAATTTCTGAATAGTAGTGTCTGGTAATTTTAAATCCCGCCTGTTCCAAGCCCAGAGAGAATCCGCCAATCCCGCTAAAGAGGTCTAATAAAACTATCTTATTGTTCATTTTTGACATATTCTTTTAATTTTTGAAGCCACCCAAAGTCTTCCTTCTTACCATATTCAACTGTTTCTAAGAATACTCTATAAATATCTTTAAAATTAAGAGATTTGATAGGAGAAGATAGTAATTCTTGTTCCCTTAGCCGGGATTCCTCCTCAAAGTCTTCGTTCAGATTATCCATAATAATTTCACCCCCTTATAATCTTCATTTTCATTTTCCATATGCCCATGCATATGCTATAACATATGCTCATATATTCTTTTTGTCTTTGAGAGCATTGTTTCTTCTTGATTCTGTGAACCTTGACCGCTTTTCTTTCTCTTCTTTGAGCCTCTTATTCCAATAAAAAGTACCATCGGTTTCAAACTTTTCTTTCAAAATTGGCCATACTAACTCAAAGCTACCACTAAGCATATGCTGAGCATGTGCTATAGTAAATTTATCTCTCGCAAATTGAAGCATTAACAAATCAATGTATGCCCCCTTTTGTATAAGAGTCATGTGCATTGTTCCAAGGTTCCAATCCCCCGGGTAAAATAAGAATGCTGGGTCTTTAGCCATAACGCTACAGTGTTAAAGCGAGGCACCTCCCTGGCGCTGTAGCGATTATCGTATGAACGAGAATCCGCCAGGGGAGCCTCTATTTTGTTAACTTATGTTTTTAATTGTCTCATACGTTAATCACTACTTGATACAAAGATAGCAATTTTTTATCAATACCTGCAAAAGTAAAAAACATATTCCATATTTCCTAATAGATTTCATTAAATATTTTCTATTATAGGTACTCACAGTACTTAAATTAAGGTATTTTTAATGTTTACTTAAATTTTGGCATTAAAACTTGCAAAAGTAAAAAATATGTATTACCTTTACATTCGTTTTCATAGTTATAGGTTTTGCCCGGCAAGTGTGAATCAGGGTAATTTCGTTAAAGGTTCTTTAGTTGGGATTAGTTTCAATAGTCACCTTGCCGGGTTTTGAGAGTTCTTTAAATGATGATATTGGGGATGCTAAAGGACAGGCAGGCGTCTACTGTGAGCGTCCACTCAGTGATAAGAGTATAGCGCACCATGAGACCTGGTTACCTCTTACTTGAATAATTGACAACTTCAATGTAATGTGTAAAAAGATATCACCCCCAAAACAACCGTGGCAGAGTGAAACGGATTAATCATCTCAGACACTAATCTGGGGATAGCGGGTTCGACTCCCGCTGCCGCGACAAAAGTTACTGTCTATATGCTCCTCGAACTACAAGCATACTGGTATCCCGAAGGTTATGATCCCGAAGATGAGGATTGGAAAATCCGCGGAAAGAAAGTAGAACTCACCCTCGAAGAGTTAGTTATAAATACTAATCATGTAGTAGCCTTCCATCCCTATACTAAATCAGACGAGACAATGATAAGATTGGTATCAGGAGATGTCTTTAGGATAACAATGAACTATAACGAGTTTAAAGATATCATGTTTGGAGACGAGATAGCGGATGATCTTCTCGTTAGCGGGGAAAACTAAAGGCGCTCTAGGCGCCTTCTTTATTATGAATAGAACGGGTGCCAGGTATGCGTCATCTTACAGATACCCTTATCATTCACCCAATAATCTATGATTGCGAAGCCCGGATGAGCAGCTATGCGCTTAGACCTCATCCATGGAGTCTGTGACTGCATACAGCCAACGCTGGTACAGAATACATGGCGTTCAAATATATCCACATACTTGTGGGTGTGACCCGCTATCATGGCATTGGGTTTCTCCCCGCCCGTCAGGGACTCGAGAATCTTCTGTAACCTATAGGATAATGCGTATGAGTTGCCATCTTCGCCATGCCAGAGCCATAAGGTAGCCTTGCCGTTAAGAGATATACTGCCTTCGTCATGTCCGATAAAGTGGAAATTAGGTATCGCCTCATCTACATCCTTGACTATCTTGGCTCCATTGGACTTCAGAAACCATCTGTCATGGTTGCCGTCTATAGCGTAGATATCAGTATCTGTCCATTGCTTAAACATATCTATGGCGAGCGCCTTCTGTTGGTCGTAACCGAGAGCACTTAGTTCGTAGATATGCCCGGGTCGATTGCTCATGCCTTCCGTCACATCGCCCGCATGGACGACAAAATCTACTTTGGCTTTCTTAAACTCATCAAAGGCTTGGTTCATTCTTTCGGGGGGCATCTGGATACTGCCGATATGGGTATCCGTCATTGCACCCACCCGTATTCTCTCGCCCTCAAAAGATACTACTGGTACCTTACCATACCCAGGGACTATTCTTCCGCCCTTGGCTATCGCTTCGAGTTCCCTATCGGTGTAATTCTGTACTATCTGTGATATTATCTTGCCCCTATCGGTGGTTGATATGCCAATCTTCCGTGCCTCACGCATGTGGCGATTAAAGGTTTCGTCTGTCAGGTTAAATTGCTTAAGTGCTGATTCCTTACCTTCTGATAAGTATACCGCTACTATCTTTTCGAGTTTTTCTCTACTTATCATGCCTGCGGTGGGATTGGTTCATGTATCAAACTGTCTATGTGATCTTTAACCATGTTGAATGATCGTACCCGGTGTTCTTCCCGTTTTGCCTTAAATTTTACCGATTGCTCTAGGCGGAGTTGCCATCCTTCGGTGGCTCCCTTCTGAAACACGCCAAAGAGAGTATTATAAATCTCTCTTCTTGTTGGTCTTGTATCGAATATTCTATCTGCTAGTACTTCCAGGTATGAACGGTACCGGAAGATTGTGCCCTTGGGCGATTCTTTCTTACTCATATTTTCTGATTTGAATGCAAAAGTAAGGGAAAGATTCGACATTTCCAAACAAAAGTTCAGAAAAAATCGCCTAGAGTAAAAATAATCACTAAAAAATTTGCATTTCTCGTTTTCTCATATTATCTTTGCTGAAAATTGATTGGATGACGGGAGAGAGAGAGCTTTATTTTTCGGATGAGTTCCTGCCAAAGTTCACAGAGCGGTGTATGGTAGTCTTAGACTGCATAAAAAACAGGACAGAGATACAGGAAAGTGATTGGGATGTGATAGAGACCGTACATAGGATATGGTTTGAGGGGAGATTGGGGTGGACAAAGCCCGTAACTGACAAGACTGCCGAAAAGACAGAACAGATAGGACTCTTTGCTGACAAAAATGACTCTAGCGGGCAAGAGAAACGACAGATTGACGCACATGATGACCTCGGCACGGCTATTGCTCCTCCTAAAACTGTCAAACCAAAACGTAAAAGACGATGAGGGAAATATTTTTTGAAGATTTGGGTGCCAGTTTTACATGGCCATTAAGAAATGGGAGTTATTCTGTCAATACTTACAATCCCGAGACCCACGAACTCCGCCCAAAGAAAGAATACATAGATAAGGAAATAGAAAAGTGTGATGAGAGCCTGCAAGAGCTAAAAACTTACTACTAAGAAAGAAAGAAAAGCATTGAAGAACGGAAAAGTGATTTGATAAGTCAACGACAGATAAACGCTAAAAACAAGACGGGCTAGACAGCGGTTTTAAAAACAGGAACAGAAGCAGAAAGGAGGAGACCCTAAAAAAGTCTCCTTTTTCTTTGGAAATGTCAGAACTAAGTTTTATCTTTGAGGTATGAAAACAGAAAAATCATTTAATGTGCAGATTTGGGTTGGGCTTCGGGTCGGCTATACCGACCAAATTCATTCCATTGACGATGTTCGTAAGGTATGCAATGAATGGGTAAACGAAATCAAAGACTGCGTTACCATAACACCAACCGAGTTTTGTTATGTTGATGGTAACGAACCGGGAGTTATTGTGGGTTATATTAATTACCCACGTTTCCCACGGACAAAAATGGTAATTATTGCAAGGGCTATTATATTAGCGGATAGATTGCGTCTTGCTATGGGCCAAACAAGGGTATCTATTACCACTCCTAAAAAAACATATATGTTAGAAGATGAGTGACATACTTAATGTAATATCTCTCGGTGCGGGGAAACAAAGTAGCTTTATGCTTCTAAATGCGCTTGATGGGAAATTTGAATATAAACCCGATTTTGCGATATTTTCAGATACGGGATGCGAACCAAAATATGTTTATGAGTATCTTGAGTGGTTGCGCCCTTATGTATGGAATAAATATAATTTTTATATCGAGATTGTGTCTATCGGCAATTTAATGCAGGACGTGGCAGATAAAATAAATGGCAAAAGGGATAGAGTAGCAATGCTACCGCTACGGCTGGCAGGCGATGGGGGTATTACACCACGACAATGTACAGGAGACTATAAAATTGCACCCCTGCGTAGAAAATTACAAGAACTAAGAAGAGGAAAGAGGGTTAGGCTTTGGATCGGCATATCTCTCGATGAGAGAGAGCGAATGAAGGAGAGCAATGTTAAATATATTGATAACTATTATCCACTTGTTGATTATAAAATTACTATTGATGAGATAGTCCATTGGTTTAAATCAACCAGCATGAGGGAACCCGGTAAAAGTGCCTGTCTTATATGCCCATTTCACTCAGATAACTATTGGAGGGTATTCAAGAAACAATTTCCCGATGAGTTTGAAGAGGCATGTGGATTTGATGATATCATCCGTGATTATCCCGGATTGCGGCGGAGGGCGTATCTATCTAAACATCTAAAACCCCTAAGAGATATTGATTTTTCACAATCACCGAGTCTATTTCCCGAAATGATAGAGGAATGTGATGGATTGTGTGGGTTATGAATAGACATCTATGAACAGACAGCAGAGAAGAAAGAAGGTACGGGAACTCCGCAAAGAGCTTGAATGGATAAAAAAGCATACTGAGTTTAATAAGATCATGCAGGATAGTGACTTGGCGGGCATCAGTCACGAAGACTCAGAACTGCTTAAGGCGGGGACGCACCCCAACCAAGCCCTGCAAGAGAGATTCAAATTAGCTATGTCTCTTCTTAAAGAAGTTCTTAAAAGAGAATCTGAGATAATACAACTAACCAGCGGGGAGCCGGAAAAGAATCTCTCGGCAATCGAGTAACAGATAGTCTTCCCCATCCAGTATAAGAGGTTGGGCTGACCGTTCATAGAAAAATATCTGATCCCCCACGGATGCCTCCATTTTTACTGCATCAGTCCCCGTGCCTGTCTTGATGACGGTTCCTGAGATGTGGGATGCCTTACGGTTCCCGGGCAATAAAATCCCCCCAGAGCTTTTAGACTCCTTAATTTCCTCGGGCTTGACTAAAACTTTTGTGGCTAAGATAAATCCTTCTTCTATCATCTGTTTCTTGTTTTTATTTGAAACAAAAGTACAAAATTATTTGGAAAAGTCAAAAAGACTTCTTACATTTGCTGAATAGAAAACAAGAATGCAGATTTATCTCATTAACAGAACCGACAGACCCGAAAGGCGGAAACATGCGATGACGGAATTAGAAAATCAAAACCTCAACGCATATCTCTATCCCGCCAAGATCAATAAAATCGGTTGGATGGGATGCCGAGATTCACATCTGAGTTGTCTCGTAAAAATATTTGCCAACCAAGAGGTATCAGCTATCTTCGAAGATGATATAAAGTTTCTTACGGATATTTCGGTGGCAACGGAGGCGATGACCGAACTACCCTCGGATTGGGATATCCTGTATCTCGGGTGCAGTCCCCAAGCCCCGCAAGAGCAGTATTCCCCTCATCTATTTAAGATTACTAAAGCACTAACAACTCACGCAATGATCTGGAATGTCAGAGAAAACGGTGCATTAGAATATTGTCTTACTGCCGATGATGAATACCGGATTGGGAAATGGGACGTTTTCCTGATGAACGAGGTACAACCTAAATTTAATTGTTTCTGCACTTATCCGATGGTGTGTACGCAAGCAGATTTTCAGAGTGATACCTGTAGAAGATCGGATGTTTCAACAATAGTAACAAATTATAATAGATTTTGCGTATGATAGCGGTTACTGGAGGAGCGGGATATATAGGCAGCGTGGCAGTTGAAAAACTCTGCGATGCCGGACATCAAGTTGTTGTAATAGATGATTTGAGAGACGGCCATGCGGAAGCGGTAGACGAGCGGGCAATATTCGAGGAGTGTGTTGTTGATGACGCACGGTTCCTCTTTGAATCTTATGACATAGACACCGTGATTCATCTTGCGGCCTCAGCCAATGTGCCGGAGTCTATTAAAGACCCGCAAGAGTATTATGATAATAATGTTGTAAGTACATTTCACCTCTTGACTGCGATGGTAGATGGCGGGGTTAAAAAAATCATTTTCGCATCAACAGCGGCAATAGATAGCAATACGCCCTACGGTAACTCAAAAAGAGCATGTGAAGATATGATTAGGGACTTTGCCCGGGCATACGGCATCCAATACTATATCTTCCGATTCTACTGCGTTGCGGGTGCCACGGAGAAGCATGGCGAATCTCGGGAGCACGAGACACACCTCATCCCGACCGTATTGGACGTGGCGATGGGGAAGAAAGATAAATTAATTATCTACGGGATGGATTATGACACCGGGGACGGTACAGCAATAAGAGATTATATTCATGTGGAAGATATAACCGATGCCATTATATCGGTATTGCCATTTGATAAAAAAAGTAATGATACCATAGAACTTGGCATGGGGCGTGGTTATTCGGTATTAGATATTATAAGGGAGGTGGAGCATCAGACGGGGTTGGCAGTACCGAGGACACACGAACCGCGGAGGGATGGAGATATGGAATGGCTTGTGTCTAACGCATATTATGCCAGACAACTTATTGGGTGGCAACCCCGCAAAAGCCTATCAGACATTATTTCATCTGCCTATAAATGGCGTAAAAATCCAAGATATTGATAGTAATAAAAGTTCCTTTAAGAATAAGTCTGGCCGGAGGAGGCTCGGACTTTGATGCCTATTCACGAGAGTATGACGGATATGTGGTATCCTTCGCCATCAACAAATATGTCTATGTCATCATCAGGGAACGATACGATGATCTGGTTGTTCTTAACTATACCCAACACGAGATTGTTAGTGATGTTAGCGAAATAAAGCATGAGATTATCAGGGCGTGTATGGAGTATGCCGAGATAAAAAAGGGAGTCGAGATTTCGACACTTGCTGATATCCCATCCGCGGGCACCGGACTCGGTTCGTCATCAGCCATCACGATAGGTCTCTTGCAGGCCATGTTCGCCTATCAAGGGATTTATGTGACACCAAAGGAACTTGCCGAAGATGCCTGTATGATAGAGATAGATACCTTGGATAAACCAATAGGAAGGCAGGATCAATATACTTGTGCGATAGGCGGCTTTATGAATATTTATTTTAATAGTTCTGGCGTGTTGTCGTTGCCTATTCCCGCTAAACACTATGATATAGCGGATAATTTGTTTTTGCACTTTACTGGTATCACGAGGGACGGGAACAAAATATTAGAGGAGCAAGATAGGGATACAAACAAAAATATAAGTATTCTTGGGAAATTGGCCGACTATGCCCGAGACGCCCATGATGCGATACTCGCCATGGATTATGATAAGGTTGGTGAAATTATTCATTCGAGTTGGGTGCTTAAACAAACCCTCGCAACGGGAATAAGTAATGGTGAGATAGATCGGATAATTGATATTGCATACACGGGCGGTGCTACGGGATGTAAGATATGTGGTGCTGGTGGTGGTGGATTCCTATTGTCATATGTGCCCCCACAAGAGCAATACCGATTTAAGGAGGCAATGAAAAATTACCGAGAACTACCATTCTCTATTGATCCATTTGGAGCAAGAATAATATTTAATATCCAATGAAAGCATTTCTCTTGGCGGCAGGTCTCGGGACGAGATTGGCACCCCTGACTGATACAATACCCAAATGTCTTGCCACGGTGCAAGGCAGACCCCTTCTCTATTGGTGGGGTAAACTATTTGAAAAACATGGCGTAACGGAAGTCCTCGTGAATGTCCATCATCATGCCGACCAGGTAGAAAGATATCTCGCTACCCATTGGAGAAAATGTCAGTTCAAGATCGTGTATGAGGAATCTCTGCTTGGTTCGGCAGGAACACTACGGGAGAATAGGTCGTTTATTAAAAACGGGGAGGATTTTTTTGTAGCCTATGCGGATGTATTAACCAACCTTGATCTGACCGATCTTTTATGGTGGCACAGAGGACATACCTACCCAATAACAATGTCGGCAAAACAGATGGATGATGTGATGGGTAGGGGTATTGTCGTACATAACGGGATAACCGTGGTGGATTTTCAGGAGAAACCCAAGGAACCCAGGTCTGATTATGTCAATGCGGGAGTGTATGTCATGGAGCGGGGTGTGCTTGACAGCATCCCCGGCAAAGATATAGCATATGACCTATTACCCATGTACATAGGCAATATGGGAGTATATCTCATAAGTGATTATCTAAGAGACATTGGGACATTAGAAGACTTAAAACTTGCAAATGATGAATTTTCAGGACTATAGCGGATATTTTGGTGCTGTGTTAAAACAAATAGATGCAGAATCGGTTTACGGGTTTATCAAGGCAATAAGGGATAGTGACCATGTAATTGTTGCGGGGAATGGAGGGTCATCAGCTACGGCATCTCATTTTGCACAAGACCTTATGAAAGGATGCCATATAAAAGCTATATGTCTTACTGATAACACGGGACTACTGACTGCATATTCCAATGATGATAGTTACGGTAGCGCACTGACAAATATAGCGGATAGGATGGGGGTGACGGAAAAGACATTGGCGGTGGTTCTCAGCGGATCAGGCAAGAGTGCCAATGTTCTTAGTCTGGCAAGTAAATGTAGAAAGTTTGGACTGAGGGTTGTGGCTCTTACGGGTTTTGACGGGGGAACACTGAAGAACCTATGCGATATTAATGTCCATGTTCCGCTTGACGATATGGAAACCGTGGAGAGCATTCATTCCATGATACTCCATTATGTAGTTAAAGAACTGAAGAAATGAATAAACTACTCCAAAAGATCAAGGATAACGCAGTAGACTACGATAGTGTGCTAAAGAATGCCAGCATTCATATCTTATACAACGATGATCTGTATTACGACATTAATGTGGTGGTACCGGTACGGGGTAGGATGGACTTTCTCTCACCACTACTTTGTTCACTAAAGAGTGCAGATGATAAGGGTTTACTCATCCAACTGACTGTTGTAGAGCACGATAATGTTGCGAGGCATTATAATACCTGCCTCATGCACGGGATTAACTATGTGTGGATACAGGATGAGGGGGCTTTCAACAAGTGTCTGGCGTTCAATATCGGGGTTTTTGTAACTCCCAAGAGCAAGTGGATAATATGCCATGACCTCGATTGCCTTGTTCAAAAGAATTTCTACCACGGAGTATTAGATAATATAGAAAAAAAAGAGACATCGGCAGTACAGTCGTTCAATGCAAGGCGGGTGCTGTATTGCGATCACCGCCTCACACCGGACTTAATATCGGGCAAGGTGGATGTCGATAACCTAAATATAAACAGCAAGGGAATATATACCGTTAAGGGCGAAGCCCCCGGAGGGTCGATCACATTATCAAGACGACTGTTCTTTGCGGTGGGGGGATATGACCCGGAGTTATTTGTCGGATACTCGCCAGAGGATAGGTTCTTCTGGCACAAAATATCGTTGTATACGAAAGTGGGGATGTGTGACGATCCTGTTGTTGAAGTATTTCATCTATGTCACCCGTCAACGGTTAACACCAATCCTCATCTCCTAGATATGGTGAGGATAGCGAAAGAATTTGAGGCACTTCCCGTGGAGAGCAAGACAAGTGTCATAGAATATAAATTTCAACTCATCAGTAGGTATGCTTAGTATCGAACTCATGGGCGGGATTGGGAATCAAATGTTCCAGATTGCAACCATAGAGGTCATGGCGCAGGAAATAGGCACGGATGTTTATTATGCCGACATTGATAATTTTATCGAGATGTTGAGTAGGCAGACGGCATGGACTACGCACGCAAGAGAATATCTCACTATATTTAAGAATTTGGACTTGAGAAAAAATCAGGATTGGGCAGTCCCGCCAAAGAGAATAGTAAGAGTACCTTTTGAATATAGGAGGATAATTGCCGAGGACGATACGAGATATGTGGGATATTTCCAGAGTGAGAGTTATTTTGCACACTACCGGGATTTTGTACTAAAATCGTTGGAACCATCGGACGATATCAGCGCCAGACTCTCAAAATACGATGATTTACTTAAGGGTACAACCTGTTCCATTCATGTACGCAGGGGCAATTATGTCCAACTGGCCCATATACACCCGCCATGTGACATGGATTACTATAACCGGGCAATGGAGTACCTGCGACCCTATGGTATTGAACGGTATATCGTGGTAAGTGACGACATGACCTGGTGCAGAGAAAATTTTATTGGGGAAAAGTTTGTATTTGTCGAAGATACTGATTATATTTGCCTTTTCTTACAGTCGAGGTGTACTCATCATATAATTGCAAATAGTTCATTCTCATGGTGGGCGGCCTGGATCGGACAGAACGTCGATAAAAGGACGATTGCACCCGAGAGATGGTTTGGAGATGATAATAATAGAGCAAAAGACATAGTGCCGTGGCACTGGATAAAGGTATGAAAGAAAAAGACGATTGGAATTGGGTTACATATACGGGAGATAGTTATCTCCGGCAAGTAGTAGAAGTATTACGGGATAAGTCATTTGATTTTTTTGTCAATCCCGATGATCTGATTAAGGGAGATGATCTTTCCTTTAGGGCGGGTTGTAATATCCACAATAATTCTAGGGAACTTTATGCTCTATTATATCTGTTACAACCCCAAAGTATCCTTGAGGTGGGTTGTGGGATGTGCTATCAGCTTGCTAACCTGCCATTAATAGTACCCAAGGCCGAATTGTATGGCATCGACATATCGCAGAGTCAGATAGACATAGGGAAGTGGTACATGAGCTTGCCAGATAATATCTATCAGAACGTGAAAGTGATGGATATAACGAAGGAAATACCCGACAGGACTTTCGATTTTGTGTTCTCGCAGGCCGTGGTTATGCACCTGAGCACCGAGAATGCTATCAATGCACTCGCTAACATGAAAAAAGCATCCAATGAGTATGTTTTTCTCATAGAGAACCCCGGGTGCCATGAAAACTGGGAGGAAATGGTGAAGGAGGTGTTTGCCGGGTGGAAATTGTCACATCCGCAATGGTATATTCTTGATGGTATATTACTTACGAAGGATGAATGAGTTTTTTAGTCATATTTTCTGTGTGAACCTTGACGGGTGCCTCGATAAGTGGGAACTGTCACAGAAAGAGTTCGCCAAGTGGGGACTCGATGTCGAGAGATTCCCCGCTGTGGACGGCAATCTCATAGAACCATTCAATTATAAGGTTCCGAGGGGGAGTGTCGGTAACTGTCTTAGCAAGATCGGGATAGTTAAGCTGGCGGTAGAGAGAAATTACGATAGCGTGCTGATATTGGAGGATGACGTGGAGTTTGCGGAGGATTTTAACAATAAGTTTGCCGAGTGGAGCAAGGAAGTCCCCGAAAACTGGGATATGCTATGGATCGGAGGCAACCACAATGGCGAAAACCCGCCAAAGATATCAGATCATGTGATAAAAATAACCAATACTTACGCTACCCATGCCTTCGCCTTGAGAAATACCGTGTTTAACGCTGTTTTAAAGGCATTAGAGCCACTTGAGCCTCAAGACGACATAATCCTTGCTGGGCTACAGAAAGTGTCTAATTCCTTCTGTTTTAGCCCAAATTTGGCATTTCAGAGGGCAGGGATAAGTGATGTGTTCAAATTTTATGTTGATTACGACTTTTTACGCAAGATATGATAGATAATAGCAAGGAACTTGAAAGATGGCGTGCCGATGATGGTGATAATACATTATTGCTCGATCATCCGCTAAATAATGATTCTTATGTTTGGGAGGTTGGGGGATATCATGGTGATTGGGCGATTGCTATTAATCAGAAATATGGGTGTTGGGTGGATGTTTATGAACCCATGACTAAAAATTACGATATTTTGAAGAATAGAGCGTTATGTAATATTAAATTATATTGTCATAATTATGGTCTTAGTGACCACATCGAAGAAGGGGCGCCCTTCGCTTCTAACGAAGATTCATCCCGAAGATACGCATACCAATCCACCGAAACAGAGGGAGTGATTTTGCTTGATATAAATGATGAAATAGATGATTATGATAAAATTGATTTAGCCAACATCAACATAGAAGGGATGGAATATGATATATTATTTAGACTTTTAATAAATGATAAAATAACTAAAATAAAGAGACTTCAGATGCAGTTTCATCCTTGGGTTAAAAACGCGGAGATTAAGCGTAATATTATCCGCAAATGGCTGTCTGAGACACATGATGAAGTCTATTGCTACGATTGGGTATGGGAATGCCACGAATTAAAGAAATGATGGAGGTAACCTATAAAAAATTAAAAGAGAATGTTTTCGCCAAGTACCCAAATAAGTACTTCGTAGAAACAGGTACCTATATCGGGGATTCGGTGCAACTTGCACTGGATGCAGGATTTGAGAATGTTATGTCTATCGAACTATCGGAGAAGTATTGTGCTTTGGCGCGGGAGCGATTCAGGGATAATAAGAAGGTTAAGATTTATCAGGGTGATTCAAGCAAGATGCTCAAATATGTAATCAGGGATATTCGCGAACCTATAACATTCTGGCTTGATGGGCATTACTCAAAGGGTGATACGGCTATCGGGAAATATTGCACCCCGCTAATGATAGAACTGATGCAGATAGAAAAACATTCTCTTAATACCCATACGATAATGATAGATGATATGAGATGTTGGAGCAAGCCTTTAGATGGCAAACCCGTTTGCAGATGCGAACTGTACCCATGTAAGAACTTTTACGGGTTCTATTCGCAGGATATAATTGACGCCCTGCTGAAGATAAATCCCAACTACACACTTTCTTACGAAGATCACGATGTACCCAATGACATATTAGTAGCACACTTAAAATAATGGAGAAGATATATTCTAAAGTGGAAGAAGGATTACTCCTTCATGTGGTATGGAGACTATACGATTTCCAAGATGGGAGGATCGACATATTACCCGTTAACGGGTTTCTGCAATGTGCCGCCATGAGTCATAATGCCGGTAAGACATTCCGACCCCATAAGCACATAGAACATGAAGTCAGTTATGCCGATAAGATCGCACAGGAAGCATGGCACGTCATTAAGGGACGAGTTAAGTGTATTCTTTATGATCTGGATGATACTATCATAGCCGAACCAATACTTTATGAGGGGGATACATCATTTACTCTCTATGGCGGTCACACCTATAAGGTGCTTAGCGATCCGAGCAAAATCCTCGAATTTAAAACCGGCCCCTATCTCGGGCAGGAAAACGATAAAACATTTATTGAATGAGCATAACGGTAAGGGCAAACTGGAATCTAATGATTGATCTCGATACCGACAAACAGATCGAGATACTGGTGGATCATTTTAAGCGGGACTTCCCGCCAGAAGGGACTATCCGCATAATCATATTACAGGAACCCAACATGAAGTTAAATGGCGAGGTGATGGGGCATACTGAGTTTTATGACTATGTGCTGACCTACCATCAGGAGATACTTGATAATAACCCCAAGGCAAGATATTATATGGGGCTCAGTACATGGATTGATCCTAACAAACAGAGAACGCATACCTTTGGCGTGTCGACAGTCGTAGGAGGGAAAGCCGACAGGGGATTCCCGGGATATGCCAAGAGGCATGAACTATGGGCAAGACGGGGAGAGATATCCATCCCTAAGGCATTTTATCTTAGTTCCCACAAGAGATATCAGGGTGCCGACTATAGCAATAACCCGATCCTCGGGAGTAGTAAGGAACCATTATTCGATTCTCAGTTTCATATCGCCATAGAGAATGTCTGCATAAGAAACTGTTTCACGGAGAAGATTGTTGATTGTTTCATGTCGAAGACGATACCGATACATTACGGCACTCCCAATATTGGAGATTTCTTCAATATGGACGGCATATATGAATGCCGTAATGTAGATGAGATGATAGCGGTATGTAACGGACTTACAGAAGATGATTATGCCAAGAGAATAGATGCTATAGAGGATAACTTTGCCCGGGCATCCAAGTTCACCCCCTACGGGGATACGCTAAAGGCCAAGATAACAGAGATACTAGCAGAAAATAAATAACGATGGTAAGCGGTAGCGATGTACGGATAGATGTGGATGTGTACTTTAAGCATCCCGAACTTGCAAGAGTGGGCAATCACTGTTCAATAGACAGGGGATTCTACTGTACAACGGCATTCAATATCGGTAATTATGTTCATATATCGCCTTATGTTACTTGCATTGGCGGGGATGAGGGATTCTTTCAGGCTCTCGGGTTCAATAATATCATGGCGGGAGCACGAATAATATGTGGTTCCGACAGGTTCGATGATAGTGGCCTGTTTGGTGCCATGATCCCGGCACACCTCAAGGGGAAGCAGATCATCAAACCCGTCATCATGGAGATGTTCTCCAATATCGGGACAAACGCTATCGTACTACCAGGGACAAGACTGAGAAAAGGCGTGCTGTTATCGGCGGGCAGTCTGCTCATAGGAGATACTGAGGAATGGGGGATTTACAAAGGCAACCCCGCCAAGTTGGTCAAGAAGATTGACGGGACTAAAATAATGGAACTCGCTAAAGAACTAGGATATGAAGATTAATTTGATACTACCGAGAGGCTTTAAGGGTATCTATTGCCAGTTTATGCTCATGTTACCCCACGCTGTCAATCAAAACGAGGCGGTGGAGGGCGTTTATTACACTTCACAGAACGATAACATAAAGGGTAATCCTTTCGATTGGATATTCGATCAGTGGAAGGATGATAGTTTCGTAGACTTCCATTGCTACAACCCGGGAACGTATAGCAAGGTAGACACCATAGGCTTGGGGCCGATAGAGAAATCTCCACTATTCCCCAAGATGCAGGATGTGAGGAGGCTGGTAAAGGTTAAAAGTTACATAACCGATAAGGTTGATAAGTTCTATAGCGAGAACATGACATCAAAGACCCTTTCTGTGCATGTGAGGACTGCCGATATGAACCTATACCATCCTGAGTTTGGGGTGTTCGGTACCGATGATTACATTGCCAAGATAGGCGAGATACTACAAACTGAAGATATCGACAGAATATTTGTGGCATCGGACAACATGGAGTCGATAGACAGAATAGGAAAGGTTTTCGGTAATGTGGTATACTACGATTGCAGGTTCAGGGAGAAGAAGGAGGTGTTTAAGGACGATTCTATGCATGTCAAGAACTTTACCAATCCCCTACTTTGGGAGGAAGCGTTTGTCGAGATGCTACTACTCGGTAAGGGATGTCAGTTCTTGTGCAGGGTGAGCAACCTCGCCAATGCTGCGATAATATTCTCAGATACAATAACTAAAGTACACAGACTATAATGGAACTAAGAAAGGTAGATTACAATAGTGTAAGACTCTTTGAGGAGAAGATTGCTGAGTTCTTTGGGGCGCCATATGCCGTGGCGGTGGACTCATGTACGCACGGGATAGAACTATCACTAAGATATACTGGGGCAAAAGAGATATATGTCCCCTATAGAACATACCTATCTATCCCCTTCCTTGCCTATAAGATGAATATCAGATTAATATGGGAGGATAACGATTGGCAGGATTATTATTTTCTGACGGACAAGGTGGCGGATGCTGCCGTATTATGGAGAAAGAATAGTTATATTTCCGGTACATTCATGTCTGTTAGCTTCCAGTTTCAGAAGCATCTCAGTCTCGGGCGGGGAGGGATGATCTTATTTGATGATGAGGATGCGTGGCTAAAATTAAAGAAGATGTCATATGATGGGAGATTGCCGGGTGTGCCGTGGAGAGAGCAAAACATCGACTCTATCGGATACCACTATTATCTACCCCCGGAGACCGCAGAGAAGGGTCTGTGGAAATTACCGGAGGCCATCGAAACCCCGCCAAAGAAATGGGTAATAACAGATTGGCCAGACTTAACTAAGATGACAGTTTTTAAACATATATTATGAGACCACCGACAGATCAAGAAATTGAAAACGAAGTCTATACCGGCACGATGCAGGAAACCGGGCCAGAGATAGACGGATTTATAAAAGGTATGAAGCATATGAGAGATAAATGGGTGGAATCCCTGACTAGGAATCTCGTCCAAAGTGACGAATGGATTTACGAAAGAGATGGGAGTACTGTCTACCGCAGACATTTTGGTGCAGACCCATCAACAAGGGAGGTGGTTAATGGCTAAAATACTGATAACGGGCATATCTGGGATGGATGGGGCTAACCTGACTGACTATATGCTCTCGTTAGGGCACGAGGTACATGGGATTGTCAGGAGGCATTCGGTGGCAGAGAACCAAGCCTATCGGCTCGATGCCGTCAAAGACAATATTCATACCCACTATGGAGATGTGACAGACCCAATATCAGTGAACGAGGTAATGGAATTAGTTAAACCTGATTACATATTCCACCTCGCAGCCATGAGTCACGTAAAAATCTCCTTCTCCATGCCTACCTTTGTCATGCAGACCAATTTTGTGGGGACATTGAATGTACTTGAGGCGTATCGTAAGTATGCCCCCGATGCCCACCTCTACTTTGCCGGGTCGAGTGAGTGCTTCGGATTGTCAGTAGATGACGACAAATATCAGAGAGAGACTACCCCATTCGTTCCGACTAGCCCCTACGGTATCTCTAAAGTAGCATCCATAAATCTCGTGAGACATTACAGGCGTGCGTACGGATTGTTTGCCTGTGTGGGGATATTGTTCAATCATTCCGGGTTCCGCAGGGGGTCTAATTTTGTATGCCAGAAAATTGTTAAGACTGCCGTAGAAATAAAACTTGGGCTAAAGACTAAACTCGAACTAGGTAATATGGATTCGTATCGGGACATCGGCAACTCTAAGGACTATGTGCGGGCCATGTACGCTATACTCAATCATGTTAGGGCAGATGATTTTGTGATAGCAACAGGGGAGACGCATTCCGTGCGAGAAATGTGTGACTATGTATTTAGTTGCTTAGGGTTAGATTACAAAGATTATGTAGTTCAAAACCCCATCTTTCTGCGTCCTGAAGAGCTACCTTATCTCAGGGGAGACTCTTCGCGCGCAAGAGTTATCTTGGGGTGGTCTCCCGAATTTACGTTTGAGCAGACAATGGAAGAGATGATCCAATATTGGTACGATTATTACCTAAAAAGATGAGAACCGTTGGCATAGCAACCATATCGTCAAGAAGCGAAAGTTTGGAGAGAGTACTCGATTCTCTAGTGGGGCAGGCAGATCAAATATTTGTGTCATTAAACTATGGTGAAGTAACCGCCCAAAAGTTCTTAGATAAATACTCTAATATTTTTTGGTGGTCAACGGACAATAAGCAGGGCGATGCTCAGAAGTTCGCCATGGTAGGAAAAGTCGAGGATGGTTATTATATAGGATGGGATGATGACTTGATATGCTTACCAGGTACAATAGATTATCTCATTAGCGGGGTCGACAGGTATAACGGGTTGGTGAGTCTACATGGTCGCACCTATCTTCCTCCCGTGACGGACTTCCGCAGATGGGCGGGGGCATACCGATGTCTTAATACTGTCAGCGAGGACGTCCCTGTGAACCTTATAGGAAGCGGATGTTGCTGTTTCCATACTGACAGATTGGATATCACACTTAGTGATTTCCATTCCAAGAACATGGCTGATGTGTATCTGAGCAAGACGGCAAGTGACCAGGGCGTGCCAATGGTAGTCTTAAAACATAACGCAGGACAGTATGTACAGTACATCCCGCCCAAAGGAGAGACCATATGGAAATCTACAAGAGATTATTCTAAGCACATAGAAGTGATGAGAACTTATATAAAATAATATGGAATCAAAACCAGAAAGAATAGCCAAAGAAGAGGCGGTCAAGAAAGAAGCAGAAATGAATAGGAGCAATATTGCAGCAATAAAGTCAGGATATGTACAATGGCTATATAAAGGTAATAAACTTGCACCCATAGGGGCGACAACACACATACTACCTCCGGGCGTGTACAATACTGAATGGGATTCGGATATGAGCATGGGCATACCTATAAGCAAAAATATTGACATAGATGAGTTACTTGTGTTGCCTACGCCGATCCTTGATCGGGTGCTAACAGATGTACGGTCTTTTTGGAAGAATCGGGATAAGTATGCAAAATATAAGAGCGTCTACAAGAGAGGTATCTTGCTCTATGGTATTGCCGGATGTGGAAAGTCGTCTGTGATTATGTTGCTCGCCAAAGAACTTATATCTAACTATAATGGGGTAGTATTTATTCCGCAGAACGAGGATCAGATAAACTGGACAATGAAGATATTGCCACACATCAAAGATATCGAACCCGACAAGAGAATTATAGTAGTACTTGAGGATATAGATTCTTTTGTGGGGAAGGACGGTTCATGGTCTGAGACATTGTTACTCAACTTCCTTGATGGCGTGGGAAGTTGTGATGGGATAGTGACCATAGCCACCACCAATTACCCTGAAAAGCTCGTGGAGAGGATAACCAACAGACCGAGCAGATTCGACAGGCGATATGAGGTTGGCAAACCCAATGCCGAGACACGGAGATACTATATAGAACATAAGCTACAAAGAGCCGACCTGAGTTCTATAAATGTAAATGATCTTGTGGATAAGACGGAGGGGTTTACAATAGATCACTTGAAAGAATATCTCTTGTCGGTTTTCGTGTTGGGATATTCGCATGATGAGGCATTTGAAGAGGTATCGGGCATCCTCAGTACGAGAGTGCTCAAGAACACAAAAGAAGACCCAGTGGGATTCATAAAACCGCCTAAAGATTCAATTTAAACCTATATAAAATAAAATGGAAGAAAATGATGGTTATGTAAAAGTGGACTTCAATGATATATTTTGGAATATCAATGTAAAGGACACGGGCAGAAAAAACGGCAAAAAGGAAGATAGCGAACCCATAATTAAACTTTCATGGGGATGGAATCCAGACGAAGACCCCAAGGCAGAGAAGGAGGGGTGGCATAATAATTCCGTGACAATCCTTAAAAGCCAAGCACAAAAGTTAAAAGACGATTTGGAGGATATTATAGACTCCATGAATGCAAAATTATTCGATTAAAAAATAAGTTGTACCTTTGCATGGTTAAAATGAGTCCATGCAAAAGAGTTTTAAAAACATAGATGAAAAAACAGACCCCGAAGTAGGGTTGGCTTTCTCTCCACAGCATGGATTCATTGCCGACATCGAAAAGGGGTTTTCTCATACCTTGCTCTTCCCCAAAACAAAAAGTAGCGTACTGAAATTGTCGATTAATTATAAATAATAATAAGATATGGGGAGAAAACGCAAATATTTTACGAGAGAGGAAAAGATGGAGGGAATAAGGATTCTTAGTAGGATATACTATCAAAAATTTAAGGAAAAGAAAAACGCTAATGCCAAGGCATATTATCAATCGCATAAAGAAGAAGCCTCTAAGTATAGGAAAAAATGGATTAAGGAAAACCCAGATAAGAGATTTGAATATCATCTGATTAAAACCTATTTTGGGATGACATTAAACCAATATAATGAACTATTCAATAAACAATGTGGGTGTTGTGCTATATGTGGTGCACATCCCATCGGAAAGAGAAGAATGTTGCATGTAGATCACGACCACAATACAGGAAAAACAAGGGGATTACTTTGTCATACATGTAATATTCTTTTAGGTGGGGCGAAAGATAATGTAGATATATTATATAAGGCTATAGATTACTTAACAAAAAATAAATCATAAAATACTTGTTTTTTAAATTAATATGTTCTACATTTGTTGGGTAATCAAAATTTAAAATTATGAAAACTAAAATTTTCTTAGTACTCTTGTCGGTTGCATCATTTATGTTTTTAATGGCATGTAATGATATGGATAATTCTAAATGTATGCAAACGGTTTGCGAGAAATTTCCCAACGCAAAGGTGTTCCCCCTTCCAGATGAATCATGGCGTTATATTGTGGTGCAGGGCGACAGTATTTTATATGTAACAGTAAAGGGGAATTATGATAAAATAACTTCGGCAGTACGAATTAAATAATATGACCTTCGGGATCGTCACCATCAGTTACCGTAGAACACAGATTCTTAGGCTTTGGTTGGCTTCTATTAAGCGCCTGCGAGAGCAATTAGAAATATTCATACCCGTTGTTGTGGTAGGGGATGCAGAACACAAAGACCTCGTGGAATCCTATCATTGTCACCATATCACCCAAGATAACCATCCGGCATCCCGCAAATGGAATACAGGAGTAGACTATCTTATGGGACAGGGAGTAGATTATGTGGTGGTGAGCGGAAGTGATGATATCTTTAGCACGGCACTCATGCGTAACATGATAGCAAAGATGGAGTTTGGGGTAGACCTTGTATGTCTAACAGAAGTTTGGTTCTATGGCGGGGATGGTAAGTTCAGGGGGAACCTGCGGAAGTTTGTAACTACTCAACCATTGGGCGTAGGAAGATGTATCAACCGGAGGATTATCGAAAAGGTTGGTAAGCTATGGACGAAAGACCGCAGTTGGGCAATGGATGGGGACTGCCTAAAAAATATGCTGCCTTATATAAAAACAAGGACTATTGCGGATGGCATGGTAGTGGATGTCAAAAATTTTGAGTCACTAAACAAAATCACGCTCTGGATGAGCAAGATAAAGGATGCGGAAGACCCGCAAAAGTTCTATGACATATTATCAGATGAGGAAAAACAAATACTTGACACATTATGAAAAAGATAGTATTAAAAAACAAACAGGAAATTAAAATTTCCGATGACTTATTCGAGCAGATTAAGGAGGCCGTCTCTGCACAGGAAAACCTTAAATGGATATACTCAGGTAATGAAGAAGGGGGAGATATCATTATCAACACTAGTGCGATAGCATATATCCAATGAGTCCCGCCAAAGTCCGAGAAGAACTATACGCCATTCTCATCAAAGGAGAGCAGAGAGGAGGACTGACCATCCATGATGTATATTACATGGTGGGCAATCCTGTACCGTCCCATAAGGGAGGTACTACCCTTATTGAGAAGATGGCGATGGCGATAACGAAGGATCGGATATTTGTGTATTACGATGATGGGTCGAGGATGACGGTAGGATATAGCCCGCTAAAGATAGATTTATTTTACAGACCTATAGAAAAGAAAAAAGAAAAAGATGACAAAGTACAGAATTAAACCGATTATTTTGAGTGGTGGAAAGTTTTGGCTTCTTGAATACAAAATTGGATTATTTGGGAAATGGGATAGAATAGACACTGATCGAGAATTGGATGTCCTAAGGGATGAAGTAAAACATCTTATATCTCCCATGACAACCTATAATGTAAAAATTAGAAATATTCCTCATGGAGAACCCAAAGAAGGAGATATCGAGAAGTGAACTCGACAATGGCGAGGTGCTGAGTAATCATGTTCTCTGCCGGGCATACTATAGCAACGAGGGGGCGAAAACAAAGGCAGGGATAGTCGTGGGATTTAATAATGAAAATACCTACGCTTCTGAGGATGGCAAGGACACAAGCTCGCACGTTGCCGATCTTGCGGAGACTTCACTCATAGTCTATAAAACCCCCAAGAGCCTTTATTTCAATCCCGAAGACCCTAAAAGCATGGATTGGGAGACCACGCAAGAGTTACAGGAAGGAGATATAATCTTTACCAATCCAATCGACGCTCTAAATTCTCTTACTCTTGTTTGTGAAGGCGAAGAATACAAATTGATAAATTATCAGGATATCTACGTTTCAAAGCGATTAATTGGCGTAACACGAAATTACTATAAATTAGACCCTATTACATATTCCGATAAATATGTGGAAGATAGAAGGGAAGATATCTTCACTCTAAATGGCTATATCCTCTGCACACAAGTTGCCAAACCCAAGCTATCCGATCTCGATGTGATAAGCGAAGACAAAATCTATCAAGATAGAGGTGTTGTGCGGTATCTTGGCAAACCTAATGCCCGCTATAGATTTCCAGAACTTATTGATTTTAAAGACCTAAAAATAGGAGATTTAGTTTTGTTTGATCGGAAATCGGTTCCGTTTCTTCTTGAAAGAACGACATGGAATAGTAAATTTGATGATAAGTTGTATTGGTGTATTCAACGGAAAAATATTGTTGCAATCTTAAATAGGAAAACATGAAAGAGACTTGTGTATTATGCGGAGGGGAGATATATCTCAACTATAGAAATGATTATGGTCATGGAGATTGCACCCACGAATCGTGGATTGAATGTCGGAATTGTGGTACCAAATTCGCTACCCAGAGTAGTTGGGGGTACTTTTATGATAGCGATGCAAGTAGTACATGGCATAGGTATCATCAGTTAGAGAAAAAAGGGAAAAAGGTCGGCAAATCCCGCTAAAGTAAATATTGTTGCAATAATAGAAAGAAAATGAAAACAATGGATTTTGTGAATCAAGCCGTGGGTAGTATGGTCTATATAGCCCCAGATGGGGACATGATGGTGCGGGGAGATTTAAAGATGTTTATCCATAATAAAACGCCATTGAAATTAGATAGAATAACCAAGGGTGGTATGTGCGTTGTGATTGATAACAAGGGAGAGGAATATCAAGTTAGACCAAAAAATATCAGGGAGGTAGGCACATGATTTCCGTCTGTATCCCTTGCCTCAACGAAGATGACAAAAGTCTTTGGAATGTCATAGAAAATCTTACCTACGGACAGAAACACTCCGATTTGCAGATCGTGATATGGAATGACGGAAGCATGAATGATGACGGCTCGCCAAAGTACATCATAGACGAACAAATCCCTTGGCATAACACAATTATCCTAAATTCCGATAAAAGATGGGGTGTGGGATATGGCATTGACCGATGCGTGAAAGATGCGTCAGGAGACATTATCGTCATAAGTGGGGCTGATATATACCCCGAGAGGGGAAAGTGGCTTAAATCGCTTAAAAATGCCCTTAAATCGAATGAAATGGGGTGTGCTTGCTCCGTAGGGCTCCAACCGGGCAATTATGACATCGCACAAGAGGGATTATATCATAGATACGGGGCAACTATCACATGGACGATGACAGTTGACGACCTGCCAAAGAATTCAGAACTAAGAAAAGACCCTAATTATAGAGAAATTATAGGCTGTCGGTGGGCTAATAAGAAATCAGATGAACCTTATGAGATTGATGCTGTCTATGGTGCATTCTACTTCACCACAAGGGAATTTTATGAGAGAATGCACGGATTTGACACGGTAGCGGGAGAGCAGTTCCGGGGATTCAGGATGTGGGGGCACCTGGAGGCAATGCTGAGTCTCAAGGCGAGAGTTTACGGGGGGAAATGTATGATGTATCCCAATATCAAGGTTGGCCATGTTTTCCAGAGAATAAATATTGACAATATATCTAAAGTTCGGTCGATAAGGGAAGATTGGCATTGGTGGAACAAACTTTGGATTGTCCATACTATGCTTGACAACCCGCTAAAGGAAGAATGCCTAAACCATCTTAATTTTTCTCATAATCTATCGGTAGCACAGGTATGGATAAGACAAAATTGGGATGCCGTCCAAAGTATAAGAAAACGCAATAAAAGAGAAGGAAAGCTAATAAGTAGATAATATGAGAGAATTAACAGATAATATGATTAGAATAATGAAAGTTGGAGATGAACTGCTTTCATTAATTGATACGGGCAAATATCGAGGGTATAAGACCTATGATGATCTTCTCGCAGAGTACAATCTTTTGAAAAAGAATGTTGGACTTGATCTACTCTGTGATGCAGATATTTATGAAATGAATGCAAATCAACATTTTGAGAAAGAAAAGAAATCTAGTCTTAATATGGGGGATGAAATTGATCTTGATATGGGAAACGGTAGAATAGAACATGTGAGTGTTGTTAAAATCACACCCCACCCCGAAGTTCCAAACAGTGTTTATTATGAATTTAGTAATGGAATTGTTTGTCGGAATATCCGACTCCATCCCAGTGATAATTTTGCGGAGGGGGTTCGGCAAAATTTCCTTGATAATGAATTACCTGCCAGTGGTTTAGATTGATAACTTGTCGTAAATTAAGCAAATATTTGCGGCAAGAAGTCATAAAAAATAACTATTTTTGTGGAGGATAGGCGGAGATGGCTGCCGCCGACAAGAGTTAACCATACGCTCTTCCTCCTTTTATAGTATGGTGAAATTTAAAGTATGGATTAATGAAAGAGATTAAGTTGACAAGAGAACAAGTTGCACTTGTGGATGATGCAGATTTCGATTGGTTAAACCAATGGAAATGGTCAGCACACAGGCAACCCAAGGGGCAATTTGTTGCTGTTAGGAATATTAAAAGAAAAGGGAAGTCTAATATTATTTACATGCATCGGTTAATAATGAGTACCCCTAAGGGTATGCAAGTCGATCACATAGACCATAATTCTCTCAATAATCAACGATATAATTTAAGGAATTGCACGCAACAACAAAATGCATTTAATAAGAAATTACTTAGGAAATACAAGGGAGTATTCAAATGTCCATGTAGTAATAATTTTTATGCGAAAATAAAATTCAAAAGAAAACAAATATATTTAGGCGTGTCCAATAACGAAATAGATGCCGCACATGCTTACGATAGGGCAGCAATTAAATATTTTGGTGAATTCGCTTGTCTAAATTTCCCTGAAGAAAAGGGATTAAGATTAAAAGAAATGGAAAATGAAAGATGAATTCCATATAATCCCTGTTAATGATTTAAGGAGACATTCCGCCAAAAGAAATTGCCCATGTCATCCTACATTAGATAAAGATGATGAATTTTCTGTTTTATTAAAGCATCATTCTTTTGACGGCAGGGAAGGATTGGAATTGGCACATAGAATTATGGGCATGGAACATCACGACAAGGAACACCGATGGAAATTAATAAAGATTGAATTTAATCATTAAAAAATAAATATTTACCTTTGTGGGATAGTTGTAATTTTTTATGTATTCATCCTAAAAAGGTAAAAAACAATGAGCGTTCTCTTTATTACAAAGGTCTATCTCTGGGAAGATCAACGAGATAGCAAGAATCGAGTATCACCACTCGATATTTCCAAACACGGCTTTCGTGAGTTTGTGTTGAATCCTTATTTCATTACAGACCTGAAAACTAATGCCCTCGGGTCTGAGTTCCTCTATTCCGATAACATCGGAGATCGCAGGGAACGATGGTCAAGAATCGTATGTGACAAGACGGTGGCACAAATAATTACATATTCCGATACCGCACCAGCAAGCACAGCAATCACACTGCCAATATATCCATTTAATAACCCATGGGGCACGCCAAAGTTTCCATTAAGGGACACCGTTGACACCACTATTGGATGGGCGTCTATTGCTTATGTTGAGAGATACAATCCCGATCCCGCCCATAAATGTTGGGTTGTTTACGACAAGGGGAGTTTCAAGAGAGTAGAGGTACTGACCAACCTGGCATTGGAAGATGTTCCTGATCTTGTAAGGGGTGGTTCTACCTCAACGACCTTCAGTACCGTAGAGACGGCATTTGAAGACGAGACCACCGAGAAACTGAAGTTCGAATTCTAAGGAGGACTGAGTAATGGCACATTACAGATCAACAAGCCTCTTTATAGCGACAGTCTATAAGTGGCAGGTAAAAGGACAAAAAAGGGTAAGGGATGCCACCAATGGCACAAGCTACCTATTGAACACTAACGGTATTGACGGGTTACGGGATCATTCGACCATAACAAATGCTCACTCATCTATGTATTTTTTTGATAACCCGTTTGACCATAGGTGCGATTCTAATTATATGGAGACCGATCATTCGGCAGCACAGATCATTGTACATATGGACACGGCAATGACCCATACCCATATAACACTGAATGTCTACCCCAAGGGTGACCCCACCGAGAGTACTGCGTCTCATACTTTCTTCATCTGGCAGATAGCTTATGCCTGTGCAGTACCAGATAGCTATTCCGCTACACAGTCCTATATATGGATAAGAGAAGATGATGGATTTAAGGTTGTAAGACTAAGAGTAAGTCATACTCTGGCGGCGATCCTCGCATTGGTTGCGTAACTTCCGATGGGATAATAACCCATGCTCGACCCGCCCAAAGTGGCGGGTCTTTTTATTATTATTATCTTTGTATTCAGAAGAAGTAGTTATAAAAGAAGAATTAGGAGGAATTAGAAATGTTAACACTTAAAGTAATCACAACAGACCTAGATGGTCAAGTCAGGACTCATCTTTTTTCAGGCGATTCAATTACACACAAAGAGTATTTTAGTAGCGATCATTACATCGCCTCTAAGGTACAGAAGAATACGCCAAACGCAAGATGTATTGGACAGATGTTAGAAACATCAAGTCAGCAGTTATTTGTTGTTTCCGATGTTTTGATTCTTGCAGGAGATTTTGAACTTAAAAACACCTTGTTTATTTTGCCTAAGGCAGATTGTTATATAACAGACGCTAGCGGTAAAACAGTTGATAGTTTCTTCTGTCAATATGAGTTACCCACAAATCAACAAGAATAATAATTATTAATCACGACTACTTCTTCTTTTTTCTTATCTTTGTGCAAACAAGCACAGAAACATGGGTCGTAAAAAAACGAAAGGCAAACTTTCATTCGAGTCATCGCAAGAATATCAGGAAGAAGAAAAGAAATTTCAACTCAAGCCAGAGAACATAGTAAGCCTTATTGCCGAAGAGGATATATGGGGTTTCAGCCCATATGAGGCGGGATATAAGCCGGAGTTACCCAAGTTTATTAATGATGAGCAACCCACCGAGTACCAGTTTAGGGAAGATGGTACGAGACTCTGGGAATTAATTAATGAAAATGACCAAGATTTGACGCCAATATATTTCTCTATGCCCTCCCCGCCAAAGAATCTAAAGAAAATAGATAACTACGGACTATCCGAGGATGAGCAGTACTTTAGACGGCTCGAAGTACCGGAGAACTTCAAAAAGATAGAAAAGAAAGCCTTAAATGACCTCTATGAGATAGAGAAACGTAACAGGCAGGACACCATACAGGGTTACAAGTTCTATCTTAAATTCTGGGAGATATTTGAACAGGAAAAAGAAAACCTGCAAGAGGAGATAAAATGGTTACAGAAGGTATGGTGGTGCAGGACTTACGGGTACTGGTTCTATAACGATGGCGAACCTACATTTCTGCCCCCTGATTACTTCGATTTTCTGAACTTCTACTATATTGCCGAAGCTGAGACATATCCCGAGTACAGAGATGATGTCCGCCGAAAGTTTTGCTTCGCATGGTACCTAGAGAACTGTACTGAGACATTTAAAGACATAGATCAGGAAACGGGCAGAGCAATAAAGAAAGACGGTGGGTACGAGATAATAGACCTTGGCAGGCGACTATTCTTCGGTGATGTCGAGCCAAAGACCCGTAGAACCGGCGCAACGCATGAGGCATTACATAAGATTCTTAAAGGTTCTACTACAAACTATTCATTCTTTAGCACCATAATATCCTTCGAGGGCAATAACGCAGAAATACATTACAAAAAGAAACTACTCCCGGCCTTCGATACCCTGCCTATGTGCCTTAAACCAATGTGGGAGGGCAACAGGCGCCCAACTGTTCTGAGGCTTGATGTGCCGCCGAATGTCTATGTACAGGGAGGACTTGGTAGCTCTATCACATTCTCAGATTCAGGGGGACTATTCAAGAATGAAGGCGATAGATTGAATGGTCTGCTTAATGACGAGCAGGGGAAATCCAGTAATCTGAATATCAACATCTTCGAGAGATGGAATGTCAATAAATTCACCATGTCAACGGGTATGGGGATAAACATTTTGAAAGGAGCATATGTGAAGAACCCGTCCACGGTAGAGGAGATGGAGTCCGACTCGGCACCTTACTATCGTATGTGTATGATGAGTGATTTCTATAGGCGGGTACCCATCAAGGGTCAGACTGTTTCGGGGTTCGCAAGGATATTCATACCGGCATACCTGAGAATGGAGGGATTCATAGACAGGTTTGGCAAGTCAGTCATCGAGGCACCCACGGAGAGACAGATAAAATTATCACCCTACGCCATCTTCGCAGTTGCTAAGAAAGGTGCGAGACAGATGCTACAGGAGGAGAGGGACGCACTACTTGCTGAGAACACGCCACAGTCTCTTGAGACATATCGCAGTATAAGGCGTAAGAGTCCGTTCTCTTGGGCGGAGTGTTGGCTCGGGTCATCGGGGAATGTAGGATATAATCTTGAGATTGTGGACAAGCGTCTTGGAGAGGTAAACCGCCTAAAGTCTTTAGGTAAACCACCTTATAAAGTAGGATTCTTTTATCGTGATAGTTATCCCGATGGAGAAGTTAAGTGGGAGACCAACCCCGATATGCCTAAGTTCAGATTATCTATGGATATCCCACAAGCAATGACTAATCGGAGGGAATTGATAGATGTTTGGGATGGGCAAGGGCAGAGAATAGTAAAATCTTGGCGCCCGATAAACGGGCAGAGGTTTACTTGTGGTATAGATGCCTTCAGGAATATGCGAGAGGCCGAGGCAAAAATTAACAGCAAAAGAGGATTTAGTTTGTCTAATTCCCGCCAAAGTAATGGAGGTATAGCAATACTTTGGGAATATGATGATTCCATAGATCACGGCAAGGCCAAAAAAGAATGGGATAGTTTTAAATGTATATTGAGTTATAGTTATCGTCCCGCTACGCAGGATGAATATTTTGAAGATGTGATAATGGCATGTCAGTATTTTGGTGCGATGATGTTCCCTGAATGGAACGTAGAGGCGTTCATATCTCATGTATTTAAACGAGGTTATGCTGGATATTTCTTATATGAGTTGGGTTTAGATGGGAGACCAAAGAAACTCCCGGGTAAGTGGACAGGACAAGAAACACATCAGGAATTAATAAGGGAATATAAGGATTATATTGAATTAAGAGGTCACGTAGAGAACCATGATGACTTACTAAACGAAATCAAACTTTTTAGGGGAGTTGAAAGTTTCACCCACTTAGATTTGAAAACAGCCTTTGGATTCGCATTATTGGGGAGCAAGTCCAGATATCGAGACTTTTTTGGAGGTAATAATAATGATAATAGTATAGACCTAGATGGAAGCGGATATGTACCGCGAGAAATCCAAAAAATACTTAACATAGATCGCCATTCTAGAGAGGGAAGAGAGAAAAAATAATTATCTGAAAATATTTGGAAATGTCCCAAATATAACATACATTTGGGGAAAATAAAAAAGTATGGCAACTTCAATTTTTGGAATAAAAACAATTAAAGATCAACCCAAGGCACGGATTGAACTTTATTTATGTGGTAATATCCCCACAAGGCAGTTTAGTGCAGAAGATGTTATAAAATTTTTACAGGAGTTTATTAAGAGGCGTGATTCTAAGGAGATAAAGGAATTGGATGGGAAATTGAAATGGCATCTCGGCGAATATGGGAATATCTCATTTTAACTCCCGCTAAAGTGCTTAAAATCTGTGGAATATATAATACATAATAATATGAAAATTTGTTGTGTTTATAAATTTGAATCAAAAGTACATCCCGATAGACTTTATATTGGAAGTACAAATAATTGGCACAAGAGATTGAGTGCCCACAAAAGAGATTTAGAAAGACACAGACATGACAATATAATATTACAAAGACATTTCGATAAATATGGATGGGATGATTTTGTCATATCCATTGTAGAAGTAATAGATTTTGTGTCTAAGAAACATTTATTGGGCAGAGAACAATTTTATATTGATGCTAATAAATATAGGGATACTAACAAACCATATTTCAATATATTCCCTACCCCGGGAAGTCCCCTTGGGATGAAATTTGGGCATCCGAGTGAGGAAAAGATAGAAAAATTACGCAAGGGATCAATGGGGAATAAAAATATGCTTGGTAAGCATTTATCACAAGAAACTAAAAATAAAATCAGCAAGGGCAATAGAGGTAAGCCAAAGTCGGCAGAACATAGAATGGCGTTAAGTATTGCACAAAAAGCAAGACGGGCTAATGGGATTCCCGAATCAGAAGAGACACGTAGACGTAGAAGTGACGCATTAAAAGGAAGGATTCCATGGTCTAAGGGATTTACTAAAAATACACATCCATCCTTAAAATCGGCAAGCGAGAAAAAGACCGGTAGACATAGACCCAAAGAAGAGTGTTCAAAAATAAGTAACGCCATGACCGGTAAAAAGCAAACACCTGAACATATTCAAAACGCCCGAATCGCTAGATGGGGCAAATAGAGTTTAGATAAAAGTCTGTATCTTTGTGATAAATTTAAAAGTTTACCACATTGATTCCCGTACTTATAGAGTATTCAAATTCGGAGTGGGGATTCCCCCAGCGTGATATTGATCCAGCCCTCAAGGGGGATGTCTACCATAGAAAAAATGCTCAAGCCATATATTCCTTATTTTTACGCAATAAAACTTCATGGGGCATAACTGGTTATAGGGACTTTGCTATAGTACGAGATTATAGTAGAGGGGAAAATGATGTGAATCAGTATAAAAGTTGGCTTCTTAACGATGGATTGAGTGACGGAGCAGAGACTAACTTTACCGTCTTCGACGATACGCCCGTAGGTCGAGTGGTCAAGAGGGAGGGATGGATGAATATTATGTGGCAAAATGTCTCACCCGCGCCCGCTATCATGAATGCCATCCATGGCATGTTCGATAAGTTGGACTACGACATCTACTGTGACACCATAGACTCTAATTCTCAGGAACTAAAAGAGCAGCAAAAATATGTAAAGCTCTGCGAGGCGAAGAATGCTGACTGGCAGGTCGAGTATAAAAGAAACGCAGGAATACCCGTTGATGAGGATGTGATACTTCCCAAGTCACCAGAGGAATTGGCTATGTTCGAGGCACAGGATGGGTTTAAGCTCGCCATAGCAAAGGCCATGCAGAAACTTACGAGACATTCTATGAACATAAGTGATTGGGATGGAACAGTAAGAAAGAAAGTAGTAGATGATTTAGTAGTTTTGAACTATGGGGCGGTTCGGGATTATTTCGATACCGAAGATAACAAATGGAAAGTTAAGTATGTAGACCCTGCACGGCTCGTCATGCAGTTCTCCAATGAATATGACTATGGTGATTCGGAATATGTGGGATATTTCTGTTACTGGACTATATCTAACCTTCGGGATAAGTTACCTCTCGTGCCTGAGTCGCAGTGGCAGTCGCTCGCCAAAGCCTGTTACACACTATACGGTAACCCAAGGGACAGGTGGCAGAACTTCTATTCCGAAATAGACCCTACAACAGGTACTTATAGATATGATGGGTTTAAAGTACCAATCTTTGAGACAGAATGGATAGATACAGATGTACAGAAGAAACTTTATTATAGGAGCTTTAGAGGGCGTGACAGTATCATAGATTTGCGATATGACTCACCGATAAGAGACTTGACCGAAGAAGCTAAGAAGGCCGGAGCGAGCCAGGAAGTCAAGATGATCTATAAGAGGGTCATCCGCAGGTGTTTCTGGGTGCTCAATACCGATTATGTCTTTGATTATGGTGTTGTGCCCATGGCATCCCGCGAAGGACTATCCAAACCACAACTCTCTTTCCATGTAGAACAGTTACTTCAGCCTTCTATTATGAAAAGGGCTATACCTATCTTAGATCAGATTTCTCAACTATTCCTCAGATGGCAGAACTCACTCGCTATGATGATAGAGAGGGGAGTGGCAATAAACACTTCTATGCTGGCACAGGTGACCTTTGGCGGGCAGAAACTTAAACCGGCAGAGGTACTAAAGATGTACAGGCAGACAGGTACACTACTCTATTCTTATGCTAATACACCCTCGGGTATGTACTCTGGCGGGGCAGCCACACCGGTGACGCCTCTTGACGGGGGACTCGGTGCGAGGGTGCAGGAGACCATGGAGGCCATGCAGATGCAGTTCACACTACTTGAGAAGCTGACCGGCATAAATCTTCTCAGCATAGCCACGCCTGCGGGAGACCCCACAAAAGGTAATCAGGATATAGCCATGCAAGTTACAACTAATGTCCTTAAACCTATCTTAGATGCTATCTTCGAGATAAAACAGAGTGTCTCTACAAGTCTTATGCGTAGGATACAGATTGGACTACGGAATAGTGACAGGCAGAGAGAAGCCTATGGTGGGATCATTTCACCGGCAGACATGGATGCCATGCTCACCATGGAAGATGAGGGTGTACAGTATGGTATCTCACTAAAAGCCAAACCCGATCAGAGACAAAAGGCCAAGTTCCTCGAATGGATAAGCATAGCACTACAGAATGTGAGAGAGCAGAGACCAGGTATAGACCTACCAGATGCTATGTTCTTCGAGACTGCACTCGACAGGGGCGAGGATATGTATGAATTGGTACAGCAGATGAGATATATCATCAGTAAGAATAAGCAGGAGGCACAGCAACAGCAGGCAGCAGTTATACAACAGCAGGCACAGGCTAACGCACAGGCAGAACAGTCCAAGCAGCAAGGTCAGATGGCCGTCGATACTAACATGAATAAAGGTAAGGCCGCTATAGAACAGATGAGACAGGTGGGTAAGGATCAACTACTCACCAAAGAATATAATTACCAATTCTTAAAACAACTACAGCAGGCGGCAGATGCCGAAAAGGGGTTACAACCAGCAAACACATAGATATGTTATCAGCAGCAGACGAACTCAAGATATTCCAAAATATCATCGCAAGTTCCCCAATGGGACTCGATGATCCGCAGTTAATAGGTAAGTTTGCACAGGCAAAAGCCAATTATCATGCCTTCGAGAGCGTGCAGAGCATACAGAATATGCAAAACACACCCCCTGTGACGCCAAATAATGCCGCAGGAGGCACGATCTCTTCTCCGGCAGGTAATACCCCGCAAGAGCCATTGGGGGCGCAAAACGCATTAAATACACCAAATAACGCAAATTCTAATACTGAAGGGCAGGGTGCGATGACAACGCCATAATTATTCACTAATATCTCCGCCCATGGAAAGTAACTTTCACATTGGCATAGCAGTTTTGATTTTATTAGGTTTCGGATTACTTGATTTTCTAAGTTCATGGTTCATCATAGCGTTAAACAGACTACAGATAGCAACAACAACGATACTGACGTTCCTCTTGCAGATGGGTGCGGGTGTCGGGGTGATCGAATATACGCACAACTTCTATTACTTACTTTTTGCGGCTGTTGGAGCCTCCCTCGGCAACGTCATCCTTGTGCTTCGGGAAAAGAGGCGACAAAAACAAGATAAAAAATAGTGTTAACTTTGTACCCTAAACAAGAAACAGAAACATATGTTAGGAAATGATGATGGTTTAAAACGGTTTACTACACCACCCGAACAAAGAGTGGATAGTACACCCAATAGTGTGGAACCAGCACCCGAGCCAAGTGCACAGGCACCCGTGACGGAACCCACAGTAGTAACACCACCGGCTGAACCGGCACAGCCCGCTAAAGTTAGCGAACCACAACCGGATAAGTTCTTTGAAGATTTCAATAAACGCTTCAATACTTCGTTTAAAGGCGATGATGATGTCAAGAATGTCTTGGGTCTTCAGCAAAAGATAGCTGAGTATGAACCTAAAGTCAAACAGGCAGAGTCATATGCCAAGGAGATTGAAGCCTACAAACAACAGATTGAGGAAATAAAAAACGCTGGCAACTCAGAATTTTTATCTAAACCTCTGGTGCGTAGTGCGTATGTCGCACAGCAGTTGCTTGACAAGTATCCCGATAAAGACCCGTTCGTGTTGCAGGAGATTGCAATGTCGGACTTGAGTAAGATGGGGGACTTGGATGTACTTATCAAGGAGCAGAAAATGGATTTACCCACTCTTGCCGAGTCGGATATCCGTGTTGCCCTCTTGGACAAATATGGTATTGATCCCGAGACTAAACCTGAAGAATGGTCGAGTATCGCCAAGACCAAGATAGCCATAGATGCAAAAGGTGCAAGAGCAAATATCAAATCCCTTACAAGCGGAATCGAGTTACCGAAGACGGTGACAGCCGAGGAACGCCAAGCGAAGGAAGCGGAAGACCTGCAAAAGAGGATACAGGCGACTGAACCTCTTAAAGCTAAGTTCTCGCAGTTTGATAAATTTAAAGACGAAAGAATACCAGAGTTAGGAGATTACGATGTTCCTTCAGACTATAAGTCAAAACTTGGAGATATGTTTCAGGCTACTTTTATAGATGCGGGGATGGAGCCGACAGAGGAGAATCTACAGTCGGCAATAGACCTGCGGAACGCCTTCATGGTTTACGAAAACCTGCCAAAGATATGGGAGATAGCAGTAAAACATGGTCAGACATCCGTACAAAAGAAAGTAGACGCAGAATTACATAATGACGTACAACCCAATACGACCACAGCCACTGATGACAACGATCTCGAGCCGAAACTTCCCGGCAAGAGCCTGAGTGCAGCGTTAGCAAATGGAGAAATATAAACTAACGCTTATTTTTAATTTAAAATGTCGACTTTAAGTAAACCCGCTGTAACAAGCAACACCCTAAATACAGGGTATAATAGTGTATGGGCATCGCTGTACGATACAGACATGCAAGTACCCCAGATATGGGGGGAGATCGTGAAGAGGTATGGCCCGGGGATAGGACTCTTGGAGTTCCTGTACATGACCGGATCAATAGTACCGATTGCAGGCCCGCAAAAGAAATTGTTTGAAGAAGGATCATTCGTCAAGACAGTTGAGACCTTTGGTGCCTCTGGCGCAGTAGCCGCAGGTGCCGCATGGACACTTCACTTGGCAGCCGCTGAGTTTGGTGGGACAACCGATAACGCATACCTGTCAATAAATGACATCGTTGTCGTTCCCGCCAAGTATATAACTAATGCTGGTGTTAAGGCTACAATGCCTTCGGAATGGCAGGTACAGGCTGTTGATGCTGCCGATGGTGTGCTAAAGAGCTACACTCTCTATGGTAAAAACATCCTTGACAGGATTAATGTGACCATCCCCACAGCCACTAAGCTGATGGTAACCGGAGGTAACTATCCCAACGGCGTCCAGAGTGGTAAACCCAAATCAGCAGGCTTCTATACAAGGTATTTCTATACCTCAACAAAGAAAGCCGACTGGGCAATGACCGGTAGTCAGCAGTCCAACGAGAGATACTATGAGAAACTGCGTGGCGGTGGAACAGGTATCTTCACCAAGGCATCCATGGAAGCTGATTTCCTACTGAGTAAGTACATCAATGATGAACTGTTCATCGGACAGTCACTTACCGCTACAGCACTCAACCAGAGTGACAGGGATAGCAACAGCATCGCACCTACAGGTACGGTGGGTCTTCTTCAGCACCTAGTAGATGGTGGTATGAAACAGTACTACACATCCGCCTATGGATATACTGATTTCGATGACCTCAAACCTCTGCTTATATCTCAGGGTATAGCCAACAGGAATGTTACCTTCTTCTGCGGTAGTGAACTGTACAAACAGATCGAGAACGCAGGGCTTGACTTCCTGAAAGAGTTCGCAGGCGGAACCCGCCTAATGAAAGAATGGACAGAACTTAATGTAGCCTTCCGTACTATAAACAAGAACGGAGTCTACACCACAATAAAAGAACTGCCCTCTCTTAGCGACCCGACAGCTTACGGTGCAACAGCTTTCGACGATTTCTTCACAGGTCTCGGCTTCATCGTTCCCGATGTGGAAGTGACCATCCGTGGCGATATCGAAGATGCTGCTACCTTCAAGATGAAGAACCTAGCTTTGGGCTACAAGAACTACAACGGAGAGAACCGTACCCGTATCAACAAGGTCATACCAGGCGTTGCAAATGTTGGTGCAGGCGGAGGGGACATTTCTGTGGACACGTTTGATGACGTGAGAGGAACGATGTTGAGCGAATTTATGCTCATCGTTCTCAAAAGGAATCAGATGATATTGGTTCAGAATGACGATGTGTTATAGAAATTAATTTCTGAATATTTTAAGAGGGATACGCAAGATTCCCTCTTTTTTATTTTGAAATGTCAATTATTGTTTCTATCTTTGTGTAGGATAGGTAGGAAATATTATGATGGGTAGAATGCCAGATTATAATTACGGCGATCTTATTATTTTTAAACGAGAGAATATTTACCAGGTTTGGGATGATTCTATGAACCCTCAGAAATGAGGGTATTTTTTTTATCTGTATCTTTGTACCAAACAAAAACAGAAACAGAAATGTTGTTAATCGACTATCAGAAACTAGACATGACCGCATTGGGTAACCCAAACCACCCGATGTGTGTCTATGCGGAGGAATACGATAAAGGTATTCGCGAACTCCGCCAAATGTACCCCGAAGGTACGATAACACTTAAAAGAGTAGGCTATCCTAAACTGATTGATGGGATAACGGGATCAGGAAAAGAAGTGAGAGGCATACCCGAGCCTATCTCTCCTATGAGAATATCCTTTAAGGCTAAGTTTGAACATCCTAAGAGAGGTAAGGAGCTTTGGGCGGTTTGTCAGGGTCTACCTAAACCACTTCAGGGAGGTCTATGGGATATAGGTGACAAGAAAGGTACTATCATCGAAGACAAACTTGTTATCGACTTGATAAACGATGCCGACCTCGCCTTCTTCATGTATTACAGGTCACCGCTGGTGCTCAAAGGGCATCTCAAGGTGGACGATCCTGCCGGGGAGATTCGCGCCAAAGGGAAGAAAGAACGGGAAGCACTCGAAAGGAAAACTGCTATATGGCAGACACTTGCCGATGATGCTCAACTCCGTAAGGTAGCTATGGGCTATGGTATTTCTGATGCCATGAAGAAAGAACCAGATGCTATAAGATTTGAACTTGAAGAACTCTTGACGGCCAACGATAAGAGGCGGGAGAGCGAACCGGGCATCAAGGGAACGAAAGACTTCCTTGAGGACATGAAGATAACAAACTACATGAGGTTGTCGGCCTTCATACAGGACAGGATAGACAACGCTGTGATAGTCTGGAAGCCGGACGGCAAATATAAGGTGGGAGATAAGATCATCGCCCTAGTGCCCGCTAATGAGGCAAAAAACAAGAAAGAATGGCTCGTTAACTACTTCTCGGCACAAAATAATAGCGATAAGCTGAAAGAACTACTGACTGATACTGTCGACAGGACATATCTCGAGAGTGTGATCGACCCGAAAGACTTCAGGTGGCTCGCAGAATGCATGAAGATAGAGGGTTATTTCAATAAACCCCCAGAACAAGTTAAGGAAATGGTCTTTGCTGAATTTGCTGTATAGCTGTTTCTGTCTTCCGTGAGTCGTGCTAACGATACTACGGGAGGTTCTTGTTTTCCCCTTGGCTACGAGTTAGTCGAGGGGTTTTGGTGTTTTAAAGTATAATTTTTCCTCTTCTTCACATTCCTTTTCCCATTCTTCAATTCTTTGTCTGTAAACAGAAGCGGGCAAGAGTTTTTTGTATGGATTGTTTTTTCTTAATCCATTGGGGAATTCACAACAAAGGCCATCATGTCCCGAAGGACGCCCATCGGGGTTTGTGTGGCAACTACATCCACACTCCATGACTACCGCCCACACATATCTGTGGTAATTTCTACAAAATTTACAACGGCACATAGTTCTTTAATTTTGATTTCCCGCCAAAGATAAAACGAAGAAATGAGAAAAGCAAGAAAAAAAGTTAGAAAAACATTTGGATAATTAAAATATTTGATTTATCTTTGTATTGAACTTAGCAGAGTACGTTGACAAGGAAATGTGTTTGGCATCTTCCAAACTGGTGGAGAGCGCCTAGATGCGCCCCAAACATTCATCGGTAAAGAGTGGAAGCCGATAAATTGCGAAAAGATAGAGCAATGTCTATTGCGCATAAGCATTGCACCACTACGGAGGAACGTCTCCGAAGAAAAGAAGAATCCCGATGACGCAATACCGAACTCGCGAATCGGTTTATCCAAAGGGGGGGAGATGTTGCCGGAGTGGGTTTACCCTCCGGCTTTTTTATTTTTAGCATATCGCCAAATCTGACTATCTTTGCACTAAATAAAGATAGACATGATCCTTGTTTCTACAATCTATGATTCGGTATTGGCAATAATAAGGAAAGACAGGAGGGGACTGAACTTTAGTCCAGATGACTTCAATAACGCAATCATACCGATAAATCAGAGACTTTTTCGGATGAACTATCGGGATTTTGAAACGACCAAGTTATCAATGAACGAACTGGACAGTTTCAAGGTTCCGAGTTATACAATAAATCTTGATGTTAATGGGATAGGAGCATTACCTACTGATTTCTATACTTTGGTAGGCGATCCCTATTATCTCCACCCTACGGTGGGGCGGCGCAGAGTAGACCTTATCACATCCCTTGAACATAGCCAGAGAGAGATGGATTATCTCACCAAGGGATCAGCACTCTATCCTACCTGTTTCCTTGCATACGGAGCGACAAGTGACGATATGAGCGTGTATGTCACTCCCACCACCTGTACACCGATATATGTTGATTATATCAGAAAAGTGGATGTCCCATTCCTTGATTATTATGTCAACGATACGACTTTTGAACTAACATATATGTCTGCGGGGGCAACAGTAGCAGTACCGGCGGGCAGCACAGCAAGGGATGGCACGGCGGGGGCGGCCAATGTGGTATCACAGACGAAGAATTTTGAATGGCACGAGCACGATATACCCCAACTGATTAACCTTATCTTGGAATACGTTGGTATCAGTCTGCCGGATCAGATGTTGGTGGAAGTGTCTAATGTGGATGACCCTAGAATAGAAAAAGCATGATTAAACAAGAGATACGTTCCCTAGTCCGAAACACCCTACCCAAGATTGACAAGACTAACCGCTGGCATGATCTTTACCTCAATGCGGCCATAGAGAAAGCTATCGCAACACTATATGAAGATGTATGGAAAGTAAGCCCCTTAAATCTTCAGAGATATGTCAAGCAGTATGGGTACTCTACGCCGATTGCCGTGTCTACCGAGGCAGGAACAGGCATCGCATATTCGACCCTGCCAGAGTCTATAATACCTTTTCAGGATAAGATGTCGGGAGTAAGGAGGATTTCTACTGTGGCACAAGGAGGGATAACATTTTTTCCTATGGACGCCCGTGAGATAGACCTAGTGAGTAACGGTAGTTTCTTTGATACCCTCACTACCAAGATAGGTTATGCAGTCAACCAGACAAGAATTGAGTATTATAATATGTCTGCGGCAGTGCAGGCGGTGGGCGTGCGACTAGACCTAATAATCCCGTTCAGTAAATATGATGAGAATGATGAGGTTAAGATACCAGAATTAACCGAGATACTAGGCACCAACTATCAGAAAAGGAGCGAAGGATTTATGGAGAGGGTGATGGCTATACTCGGTGTTGCTGCACCTGTTGACCTCAAGGACGATAATAGTGGTCAGACCGTTTTACAAAAAGATAACTAATGGCATACTCAGATACCCTTATACCAATAGAACAGGCAGTTACAAGGTTCCTGTTCGCATACAAGAAGAGTACGGATGATGCACCGCTGTACGTTGAACATGCCGCCAACTGCTTTCAGGAATTTAACCTATACGATGGCAATATAGCGTCATACCAAAAATATACTCTCGATGCTACAAACAAATGGTTGGATATGCCCGATGATATGCAAGGGTTTGTTGATCTTATGACTCCCTTTAGGGGGTCTTGGTGGCCAGCATCGCAGAAAGATCAGATAGTCAACACAACGACTACTGTGGGAGGCGTAGAGACGAGAGACAGTAACCAGGGTGAAGGAGTGACGATAGACCAGCCGAGAGTGACCGGTTATGGCTCAAAGGGTGCATGGAACAAGATAAGATATAAACTTGATTGGGAGACACGAAGGATATATATAGACGAAGCGGTAACTGATTATCTTGTACTGTTCTATGTCTCTAGCGGGATCAAGGTAGGGGCTACAACGGAAGTACCCACCTTCCTCATACCGATGATAAACGCCTACCTGTTATGGAAAGAATCGTTTTGGGTTCCCGGTCTTGCTCCCGAGAGAGAAAGCAGGAAAGCCGACTATTGGAGAGAAAAACTTAATGTAAGAAACTTTATAAACAGTATGTCACTGTCTCAGTGGCAGGATGTCATTTACGGCTCGCTAACACAGTCACCGCAGAGATGAGTAATATAAATCAGGAGATTATCTTTCCCGGGTCAGGGCTTAATTCAGATGACGAAGAAAAGTTTATAGATTTAGGATCATCGCCCTACAGACTTAATATCCTCGTATCGGAAGATAATGCTATCGGTATCCTGACCAACATGAAAGGGAATAGTCGCACGGTAGACATCAACGATCATCTCCTAACTAAATCTAATACTTATGTAACAGTAGGAAGCTATTATAATAGGTTAACCCGCAAATGCTATTATTTTGTCTTTAGCCAACCCTATGATGCGACCTCTAGCGGGGATTACATATACGACAACAAACTCTTCTGTTATAATGAGGATAGTTTCAATCTCGACCTGATATTCACCGATACTAAGAACTGGTTCGGCCTCGATGTGAAATATCCAATGCGGGATTGCACGATGATAGGCGACTGGTTATATTTCAACCCCCGCATATCGGAACCGAAGATGATTGATGTGGTCAGGGCGTTCAACTACACTAACTATCCCGCCTATGACTCTACAAAAACATATATCTACGGAGATAACGTAACATATAAGGGTGGATTGTTTATGGCTACGGGGAATGTCTCTGCCGGGCAGACGCCATCGACAAATATTACCAAGTGGACAAGGATAGGTGATTCGTACAAGGAAGATACCGATCTTGCCTTCAATTATGAGTTTGAGTATGCGTTTAACGTGATAAAAATGCCTCCTTATGAGAGACCCAAGTTAGTCTACGGGAGCGACACAAACGTAAACTCGAATAATGTTAGGGGGAAGATATTCAGGTTCTCTTACAGGTACAAATATTTTGATAACTCGTATTCAGTCTATTCAGCATATTCCGATGTGTCCCTGCCAGAGTATGATGAATTATATAATGGCGAGTACCTTGGGGCGGTCTATAAAAATAATTACATAGAAATCACCACCTATCTCCACTCTCCGGCACTTGTCAAAGAGATAGAGATAGTATTTCAGGAGACTGGTAGTTTCTGGAAGCGTGCCAAGATTATCAACAGGCAGAGTCAGGATGTCATAGACTTATTCACCACCAGTTTCAAGTTCTATAATAATGAGAGTTATCCACAGGTAGATGAGATACAGGTAGCAAGGATAGCCGATTTTGTGCCAAAAGAAGCGAACTCGCAAGAGATCATCAATAAGAACATATTGGCCTATGGCGGGTGCCTCGAGGGCTTTAATAACCTCAATAAAGATGATCTGAGGGTTGTGCTCGAGCCAACACTTGAAACGATAGTTATCCCGCCACTACCCGGCGCTACGGTAAAAGATGTAAACACTGTTACCTATAAGGTAAAAGTATATGATACATCGACCACTCCCGCTACGATAGGTATAAGATTGGATATAGGTAGTTGGTATCTCGATGGGTTGGCAGATGGTCAGCAACTTATAGTAACTATAGACGGCAAGACAGTATCACATTTCTTTACTGCCGGAGAGGTATCCACATCCAAGGCCAATTTTATCCTAGTAGTTACTAACTTTATAAGAGATAATTTTCCTGCATATAATGTTAATAACTCCTCGGGGGCTAACTATGTGACTCTATGGTCGCCCAAAGGTAGTGTCAGTTTCGCTAACATAACACAGTTCCTTTTCTGCACGGTGGGTGCCACCAACACATCCTTCACCAAGAAAAGGGGATTCAAGACAGGTGCCAACCACCCATTCTGTATATTCTATTACGATGAGAATCTGAGACGGTGGGACGCACAGGTATCCAAGGATAACACTATATTAACATTTCCCACCGTGGAAGGTACAACGGTCTATGTGCCGATGTTCACCGAGTTCCCCCACCCAATAGTGGAAGATACCGGCTACAGATGGATAATAAACTGGGAAGTGTATCACTTGCCCCCCGCGGGAGCTAAATATTGGAGATGGGGATATGCGGGCAATAGCCTGTGCGATAAGATGGTGCAGTATATCGTCAGTGATATAACTACGGTAGGTGCAATGGCCAAGGTGGATATCACGCCATTACAGACACTAAGGACGACTGCTACGGCTACATGGAATCAATACCCCAACTCAAGCATTGACCCTTACGCATGGCAGGCGGGTGATAGGATACGGTTTATCACGGCGAAAGTTGTTCCCGCACCCGGGACTACGCTTGGGGAGCCTGTCTATGAGGTCTATGACTACGAGATAATAAAACAGGATGACACCGACAACTCGGTATATACCCAATATTTTGATTATACAACCGCCAACCTTGGGCAGAACACCCTAGTGGAGATTTACACCCCGCTAAAGAGAAACGAAGATACAAAGATAGTCTACCATGAGTTTGGAGACCTGATGCCAATAATAGAAGACTCTGCCGGGGTTCTCGTACACGCAGGACAGAACGGATTACATAATCAGGATACATTACTCTCCCATGCCGCACTTGGTACCTTTGACAGCGGGGATATCTATCACATAATGAGAACACCTTCCAAACCATTGGACACCGTAAGCACGACAAAAGCAGTCTTCCATGAGTCTATGTGGTACTCCGATTTCTATGATAGTACGGACTATGACAGGGGAAAGATAGGTATAGAGACTACCTTTGGCGAGCGGTTCCTTAATATCATCAGATATTCAAGGCCATACTTCCAGAACACGCAGATAAACGGACTGCCTACCTTCGAGGAAGACCCTGTGAATAACTGGGCGGGTTTCAAGGAACTGAACGACATATATGGTGATATCATAGCAATATACGAGCAGGGGGACACGCTAAAGGTCTACCAGGCAAGGAAAGCATCATCCATACTCATAGGAAGAACTGAATATTACGATACGCAGGGCAATAATGCGGTATCGGTAAGCACGGTTGTCCTAGGAGCTATAAGATACTCTCCTTCTAACTACTCTACGATATTCCCTGAGAGCATAGCAAGGAATAATAAGTTCATCTACGGCTTTGATATATATAACGGGGTAGTATGGAGAGACAGTGTGAATGGACTCTTTCCCATTAGCGGACGATATGCGGAGTCAGGAGCCGATGTCGACTATAAGATGCAGACCTACTTCAAACTGAAGGCCAAGGCACTTATGCAATCGGGAGTGGATCATGTCGATGTGGTAGGTGTATGGGATGAGGAGTTTAAGAATTTTTTCCTCACCTTCAAGGATTATGTGCTCGCAGATAACGATGAGACGATAGTATGGCACGAGCCGAGTAACAGGTGGATAACCTTTGCGAGCTTCGACCAGACACCCCAAGGTGGGTTTAATGTCCCGCTAGAGCTATCATACTCGGTAGTGAGGGGATTTGATGCAGGGATAGGCTTTTCTTTTGACGAGGAGACACGGTTTGCTGTCTTTACGATAAATACCCCGAAGAACTACAATCCCGCCTTAGACGTAGCGGGATTAAGCGTAGTGGCCTATGACCCGACAGTGACAGTAGACTGTGCTACCACGGCAGACCTGTCAGCACTGACGATAACACCGTACGACCCTACTGTAACGGTCACATTACCACTGACGGTCACCATAGACGGCATAGACACTATTCCTTCGGGGGCGCATGGGACAACGCTATATGCGTTCGTTAACTATACCAATGCGGGTGATGCAGGAACAGAGAACATAGATTATCGTTTTAGGGATGCAAGTCTCGCAGTAATATCAAGCGGGACTATACCCGAAACTTTTCTCGGAGAGACAAGTTCTACATTTACATTAACTTTGACCTATCCTAGTCCTGCGGGAAATTACAGTATTCAAGTTAAGAGAAGTGCTACGCCTACATGGACGGGAGCTAAGACAATGGGATTTACAAGTACATAATTAAATAACGATGGCAATAATTTCTAAGTATTACAAGAAGACATTAACAGATAACTTGGCAGCCTTATCTCCGGTAATGAAGGTCTGTCTGTTACTTAATACCTTCACCCTTGGTGCGGGACACCAACACTATTCCGATGTAAGTGCATGGGAATGCTCTGGGGCGGGGTATACGGCAGGGGGTATAGCACTAACCACCCCTGCATCCTCACAGGTGGGTAATAATGCCAAGTTCACGGCAGCCAGTGCGGTGTTTGCGGGCGTGACACTCACGGCACGATATGCAGTAGTCTACGACCCCACGACAGGGGATGTGGTATCTGAACATGATCTTGGGGGCGATAAACCATGCTCGGGGGGCACGCTAACGCTAGCATGGAACGCATCAGGTATTCTAACTATTAGTTAATGAATAAAGATAACGTCTTCCGTTCAAGTTTGTTTCACATGGATGAAGGTGATATTTTGCACTTTCTTATCAAGGATGAAAGTGGAAATTTTGTTATTAATCTAATGGGAAGTGGGAGTACTACGATAGCGGAGGCAATAAGTAACTCAACAGTCAAAGATTTTGATGGTAACTATTATGGCACTGTAATTATAGGCACGCAGGAATGGACAACGGAAAACTTAAAGGTATTGCATTATCTTGATGGTACAGTCATTCCTAATATTACGGATAATGCTACCTGGGCGGCTGATGTGACAGGTGCCTATTGCTGGTATAATAATGATATAACTAATGAAATAGTTTACGGAGCATTATACAGTGCTCATGCCGTTCAGAATGCACATGGATTAGGGATAACGGGTTGGAGAATTCCCACAAATGCTGATTTTTTGGCATTAAGAACATATCTAGGGGGGGCTACTGTAGCGGGAGGGAAACTTAAGGAAATAGGTACCTCGCATTGGACATCGCCTAATACGGGGGCAACAAATGAAATAGGATTCTTGGGACGGCCCGGAGGCTATAGGGGAACGGGAGGGACATTTGCATTATTGAAAGATCGGAGTCTTATGTGGGCATCCGATTGGTTGGGATTTCCAGATTCTCCCTATGAGGCACTTCTTTATTACGATAGTACAACATTTTCAACAGGAAGCGTTGCTTTGGGACACCCCGAATATGGAATGTCGATACGACTTGTAAGAGATATATAACATGGCACGTCAAGTAGACCTCATTTCGACAACAAACGGGATTCACTACATAGAGGTAGGATTGGATAGCGATTCTCTTGCAAGTTTCCAGTGGCAGCTATGGGTCACGAAGTATGGCAAGAGAGCAGTCGACTTTTTACAATCACTTTCCTTGGGCTTCGTGAGTTTCATGGGTGGTGATCTCTGGGTTCATAACTCAGATGATGTGGATAGATGTAATCTCTTTGGCGAGGCCAAGAACTGTGAGGTCGGGGTTGTGGCAAACGAACAACCCAATATTGTTAAACTACTGGACTCAATAGGCATTCACTCCGATGGGCGTTGGGAGGTCGTCAGTGTGACCATACCCAAAACATTGAATCACCCCAATGGTATGTACTCGGTGATACCAAAAGAGAGATTTAAGAAACGGGAAGGCGTATGGCAGAGCGAGTTCTTGCGGAATATGAAGACTACCTCTGGCACGGCATCGGTTATCGAGGCCATTAAAGGCGAACCACTCAGAGGGCTAAGTGCATATATCCTATTAAGAAATACCGATACGAGCCAAGTGAAGCTCTTTAAGACGGACATCAGGATGAGCGGGAGTCGTGGTAGTATAAATTGAAGTATCTTTGTAAATATTTTATAACATGGCATTAGGATTACCAATAATAGGCGAGGGGCTGAACGCCCTGACAAATATAGCCAAGATGGGTATCGGCATCGCCCAATGGCGCAAAGGGACTAAACAACTAAATAATTTGTTAAACAATCGTCCCGTAGCAGAATTATCTACTGGCTATGCTAACGCATATAAAACTTATCAACAACTCGCCAATTCCGAGTTACCCGGTTATGGTATCCAAAGGGGTCTAATTGGGCAGGAGGCCGCCAATGTAGGGCAGCAGTTAGAGAGAGGCGCCATGGGATCGAATCAGTATATGAGTGGCGTGCTCGCATCGCAAAATAAAGAACTTGACGCATTGAAACAGTTAGGACTCGCTTCGGCACAGTGGAGATCGCAACAGAGGCAGAATCTCGCTCAAGAACAAAATTTCATGGGGCAAAGAGAAGATGAATTATGGCAGTATAATGTAGCAGACCCGTGGAATATAAGAGCAAATATGGCAAATGAGCAGAGGATGGCAGGAGCACAGAATACCTTTGGCGGGGCTAACGACCTGACATCTGGGCTGATGAACTTTGCGGGGACATCTGCCTATCTGAAAATGCTTCAAGGATTACAAAAGCAAAATGTAACACCCGATGTTAATACAAACTACTCATAATGGCCTTCGAGAATAGTTTCACAGGTAAAAATACCGGTATCTTACTCCCGGGCAATGAGCAGGTACAGTCAGCTCAGAAGGGGATGTCTGATCTTATCCTATCCGCCCAAAAGTTAAAATACGATACCTATAAAAAGAACGAGGAAGAGTTTCTAAAGACGGCTAATATTGATCCTGTATTTGTTCTCTCCACGGCTGCCCGTGAGACACAATCCAAGTTACTCGACCAGTTCAATAACAAGTGGGGAGCGGTGATGAAGCAAAAAGGTGGTAACCTCTCTACCGATGACAAGGTAAATATGTCAAAAGAAAGAGATTTCATTATTATGAATCAGCAAAAGATGCAGAGTGATATGACTCAGGCTTTTGCCGCCAAAGATGCTGTAAGCAAAGATATACAAGGTAACTTAGATCATCAGGATTTCCAGAGGCGATGGGATAGTTTTATCTCTACGGGGGATTGGGAACAGGGGCCGCTACTCCCGAGTTCCGTAGACCCCGATGAGTTCTTCGGGAAAGATGTTAACAAAGGTAATTTCGGAGACACCACCGTATCCAAGACAGTTCTTAATCCCGACAAGACACTTACTACCAAAAAGTTTGAATCTACCGGTACGGAACAAGACGGAAGGAACCTTGTGGCGTCCTATATGCACGGTAATGACAGAATGGCGAGGGGATGGATAGAAAAGTTCCAGCAACTTAAGACTACAAATCCGCAAGAGTACAAAAAATATATAGAAGAAGGTAATAACCCTATTCTCAGATGGGCACAGGATAACTATTGGGACAAGGTATTAAAAACAAAAGAGATAACCGAGCAAAAGCCAGTACTTACAGGAAAGAAAGGCGGGATAGATATTGATCTCTTTGGGCGGCATTACGCTAACTTCCAAGCAGGACAACAGAGGAATGGGTCAATAACTTATGCCGATAAGACCTATAATAATCCTATAGAGTTTGATGGCACTGCCAAGATAAGTTATGTACCAACCACGGGAGGGATTAAACTAGGAGCAAGAACATCGAGAAACCTGACATCCAAGGGCAATATCGAAGGATACCTGAAAGCATACGATCCTGATGGCGATAAAATAATTATCGCTGCGACAGGCACCGATCCCAATATAGACAACGGGACACTACTGGAAATACCGGCAGGTAATCTTAACAAGGCGGAGATAGACAAGATACCGATAGTTGTGAATGGGCAGACGACTAACCTGGGAACATTGAGAAATAAGGCAGGAACCCCGCAAGAGAAACCTAAGATAAATATAGGTATTTGATATGGACGATAAATTAAGTAAAATATATCAATATCTTTCTTCTCAAAATGTAGAGAATCTACCTAAAGACTTTAGTGGGTTTGAGAGTCTCATGGACGATGATGCCAAAGCACAGAAGGTACATCAATTTTTACTTTCACAGAATGTAGAAAATGTTGACCCTGATTTTAATAAGTTCAGCGACTATATAGGTCGAAAAAAAAAAGAGCCAACACAACCTTTCGAGCAAACTCAGGAAATTCTTTCAAAGAATATTTCAGTAAAACCCGAAGAGTTCTCGCAAGAATCTTTAACTCCACTACAACCATCACCATCGGTTGATATCAATACCAAGATAAACGATCTGTTAACTAAGTCACCCGAGCCGCATAATCCGCTCATACAGGCATCGGACGCGTCAAAAGTCAGCACTCTTACTAAACCTCTACAGATACCTACCCTAAGAAGTTATCTTAACAAGACACAGGTACAACCGTCCGATCTTGGACTTTCGGATAACATAAATCTTGACAGAAATCTACGGCCTGGCGAGGAAGAAGCGTTCAATGCTATCATAAAAAGAAAAGGGTTGGAACTCCCTAAACCATCTTATTTCTGGGGTGCAGGGGCTGAGATAGGTAAGGCATTTGGTACGGTATTTCATGATCTTGACGATGCCGCGAAGGTTCTTTCTAACGCTACAGGATTAAAGCATGGTGGGTTGTTTGGTGATATAGGTAACTGGTTTGATGCACAGGCAGAGCAGATAAGACCGATGCCACAGACTCATGTGGGGAAGTTACTCAGCGGGGCAATAGGACTCGAACCACTCTTTATAGAAATGGGCATCACGCCAGAGTTCAAATTTAAGGCACTCGGTAAAGTAAGGGAGATACCCAAACTCATCACGCAAATGGCGGGTAAGGGCTTTGTTAACAAATACGCATCAAATATTAACAGAGATAATACACCGGAAGGTAAAGAACTTTGGGAGGGTGTCAAGGGGGCGGGAGGTGGTGCGTTTGATGCGGCTATCTTCACGGCACTTGGCTATGCCGGTGGCAAGACGGCTAGGGTAATCGCCAATGCTACCAAGAGTGGTGTAGCAGGAGGACTTACCAATGCGGTAATAAATGGTGGGGGTTTTGCGGGTTATGACCTGATGAGACAGGTTATGTCCGGTCAGCCAATAGATTGGGATCAGGTACAGCAGTCGGCAGAACTCGGGGGACTACTTACCATACCGCAGTTTGCCGAGTTTGCGGGGATGAGGGCTACGGGAAACTACCTCATGTCATCGCCCAAAGCCAAGGAAGAAGCAAATAATATTCAACTCAGCCCTACCGAACTACGGGATAAGGCATTCGACATACGGGAGGAGGCTAAGAAACAACCCGATCTACAAAAGCAAGCAACGCATGAAACGGCAGCCAATGTCGTTGATGCCCTTGCCGATATCAAAGCAGTAACGGAGGAAGTCAAGAAAAACCCCGAGGCATTCACAGAGACTGTCAAGAACAGCGACCTGCCAAAGGAACAGAAAGATATCCTTACTAAAAATATAGAAGACGATGCCTATCCCTACCAGATAGGAAAGGATAAGTTCCAGACCAAAGAAGAACTGAATGATTTTCTTGACAAGAATGCGGTAGATAAAGAAACAGGGAAACTTAACAGAGCATTTTTTGATTACAAGGAAGACCTTTGGCCGGAACCCAAGACTATAAAAGCAATAAATGAATGGACAGATAATTTTAAATCACAAAACAAATTAGGAGGACAAGAAAATGCCATTAGCACAGGAGAAAGCACTCAAGAGAGTAGCCAGCAAGCACCAAAATTGGAGCAAGGAGAGGAAGAACGCCTTCGTTTACGGGATAATGAGAAAAACAGGCTGGAAGCCGTCAAGGGAGAAGAAGTAAAACCCGAATCTTTTCTTGAAAATCCCGAAGGCGCCCCAAAGGGGGTAAAAGAACAAATAAAAGAGTTTAAACAGAAAGGGGAGCTTCAACCTAATTGGGAAGAAGCACTACCTACTATACCTAAAAAAGAAATAGGTACTCTCTCTGACGGGCGTAAAGTATTTATCGTTAGCGGGGAACAGATACGAGATAAGATATATACTAATTTTACCGAGGGCGGTAATTCAAGCGCCTATCCGTGGATGGAGAAAGGAGATATCTTCGTTGAGGATGTCGAAGCCACTAAAGACAAAATCGCAGACTTGATCCATGAAGCCGAGGAGCAGAGGGCGATGGACGAGAAAGGATGGAGTTACGATAAGGCACATGAGGAGGCGGGACTACCGGCAGAGCAAAAGTTCAGGGAAACGGGTGAAATACCCGATTATCTTAAAGAAGTGGCTGATTTGTTACAAAAAGAGCCTATCGAACCTTTAACAGAGGTCACACAGCCCGAAATTGCCCCAAAAGAAGCGATTTCCGCCCCGATCACCGAAAAGCCGATAGAGACACCACTCCCGACCGAAGTACCGCCAGAACCGCTTAAAACGGGCGAAAACGAGGGGAATGTCCGAAAGATACTTGAAAGAGCATTAAATTCTAATCTTCCTGAGGATGTCAAGCAAGAAATACGGGAGAAAGGAATAAACTATGTCCCAAGGGGCAGGAAAGTAACGGATGCAGAGGCACAGGAACTTGTTAATGTCTTTGGCACGGACGATGCAGGACTCGATAAACTACAGGCAGAGGTGTTTAATATGTCCAATGGGATGTTGGCCGATACAAGAACTACCTTAAATGCCATAGTTGCCGAGAAGTTAGCACAGAGATTGGAGGGTGTCACTGATGCTGACCAAAGAGCAGTTATAAGAGATAAACTTACCAATTCTATAATCTTTGATGCCGAACAGGGTACTTTGGGCGGTCAGAGTGTAGAATCCAAGAAACGATGGGGAAAATTACTCGGAAGCACGCCAGAGTTATTAGTAGCATCTGTAAGGGAAAAACTTGACAGGGCAAATAGGGAATATTTTGGCGATAAAACTACCGAGGTCGAGTTCGCCAAGAAGATAATGGAGGAATATGTCAATACCCCCGAATTTAAGGAAGCGGTACAGAAAGGCATAGGCGAAGAGATTGATAAGATAGGCACTAAAAACTGGGGGGAAGAAGCCAATAAAAAAATTGATGATTTCTTTAACGGGCTTCTCATTGATCCTAAACAACAGAATCTTTATGGTGGACTACTTGGTATCCCCGTAGCAATGTATAATGGTGCTATGCTCGTCATCAGGGACGCTATGAAATTAGGAGTAGGACTAACCGTAGCTGTCCAAAGAGGAGTTGAATATCTTGATAGGGAGTTTAAGAATAAATACGAAAAGGGCGAAATAGATTCTCCTGATTGGGGAAGAGATGAATATATTGCTGATACACAACAAAGACTTAAACCCCTCATAGAAAAGTTACCAAAAGTAGAAAAAGGAGTAACCAAGAGAGTAAAAAAGCCTAAAGCTCCGCCATCACAACAGGAAGTAGTGGATAAAATCTTCGAGAAGATGGCTAAGTTCGCCACACGCAAACAGGTTGGTGATTTCGTTGCCAAATATCTTGAGGAGCTAAGTGAGAAAGGGGCTATCACAGACCCACGGATGAGGGCAATACTGTCTAAGGCTTTGGGGCGGGACTATGTGACCGAACAGACCGAAGCCAAGCTGACGGATGCCGCCAGGGCACTCGGTAACGCTAATAAAAAGACGGAAGAATTTGCCAAGACATTTCAGGATTATATTGACGAATATAATAAAGACCCCAATTCGGCCAAGTTGACCGACTTGAGAGATATAATAAATAAATCAAGAAAACAGGCACAGAAAGCACAACGCAAGGCACTCGAAGCCAACCAGAAAATAAAAGAGATGTTGGCACAGGAACCCGACCTTGTAGACGTGGCAAGTACGCTTATACAGGGTAACTTACTTGTACCGTCATCCCAGATTGCCAATATTGCCGGCAACATAGCTATTATTCCCTTTAACGGGCCTGCATATCTCATATCGGGTATGGCCGATGCACTAATATCACAGATGGCACGACTAACAGAACCGCTAAAGAAGATAGACCCAAGAAAGCATCCCGATCTCTATCATCTCGCCCAGATGTTACCATCCACCGAGCGAACCACATTACCGCTAACCTATGCAAGAGGATATCTAAAGGGAGCATGGCTGAATACTTTAGAGGGTTTCAGGCAACTTTACTCCGGGGCACTCGAGAGAGACTTGATGAAAACGGAGGTGCAGAGAGGCGTACATCCACTGGATGCAGCCAAACGGATATGGGATGTAGTCACACTAAAAAATAAAAGAGAGTTTAGTAAGGTCTTTGGTGATGTGTTACAGGCGTTACCCGCCGGATATTTTGCAGAGGCACAGTTCAGATTACTTAACTTGGGTGATAAGCCTTTCCGGGGCGGGGCAGAGAGAGGGCGCCTTAGTGAGATATTCGAACTTAACTGGCGCAAGAAAATAACAGATGCCAAGAATATCACCGATCCTGCCGAGAAGGACAAGAGACTTGCCTATCTTAATGACTCCAAGATCAAGAACATAGAGAGGGATAAATTTATATCACATCCCGATGCCGAATCCCTTACCGCCTCCCGTAAGCAGGGTGATATAGCTACCTTTGCCGAGGCCACCGAACTGAGCAAATGGCTGACATCACTTGGAAGACAGTTCTCCAACAAAAAAGACAATACCACCGGTAAGATAGGGAATAGCATCCTGAGACTTATCAAAGCGACCGCCCTTCCTTATGTGAAGGTTCCTATTAACTTGACAAAGTTATCCTTTGAGACAAGTATCCCGATGATACCTGCCGTTAAATTCCTATATCACACTGGATTGCCAAGTCAAATAATGGGCAAAGGTGAGTTTAGTGGCAACCGCAGGGCGGCAATGGATGATCTGGGTAAGTTTGTTATGAGTAGTGCCGTGATGAGTGTGGCAATAGCTTTGGCCCGCCATGGACTTATAACAACCCTGTCAGATGATAAAGATGTCAAGGCCGCACAGCTTGCATCAGGGAAAGAAGAAGGACGGCTAAATATCAGTGGGTTGCGTAGGTTAATCAATGGTGACGACCCGTCATGGCAGGAAGGTGACAAAACATGGTCGATAAAAAGACTTGCCATAGTATCCGTACAACTCATGGCCGTGGCACAAGCGTATAAAGATAAAACCCCGCAAGAGATAGATGAGATGCTGAAAGGTAATCCACTTCAGCAGATATGGCAGACCAATGTGGGTATGACCGAGTATGTACCCAAGATGGCATTACAACAGTCTATTCTTACGGGTACTAATACTCTCTTGCAGGCATTGACGGGCGGAGAGGCAGAGAAAGACAGGTGGATGGTAAGCGAGGCACAGGTATTATCAACATTGCTATATCCCAACACTGTTGCGGCAATAAGTCAGGCATACGACCCCGAAAGATTGATAAGGGAGACAAGAGATTTAAGTCAGGATAAGGGCAAGATAACAAGACATATCGAGAACTCATTCAAGGACAGGCTGTTCATGGGCAAAGACCTACCCGCCAAGGTAAGTGTATGGGGAGACAGAGTAGAGAGAATACCCAAAGGAGAAAACAGAGTAATGTACAGTCTGTTAGGTATTACAAAGGAGAAAAAGTATCAGAAATATTCCTTCGGTACAAAGTTATACGAGATGTACGAACAGTTCAGTCAGAAAGACCCCGAAGAAGCTAAAAAAATATTCCCCACACCGCCATCACCGTCAACAAAGGTGGGATGGGTAGATTCAAAGATGACACCTAAAGAGTTTGAAGAATATCAGATCAGGGTCGGGAGAACGAGAGCACAGGATGCTGAGGCATATGTGAACTCTAAGGAGTGGGACGAGGCCACCATGGACGACAGGATGAAAGAACTTGGTTCTATATATTCGAATGCACGCAAGGAGGCCGAGGCACAGATGTTTAGTTGGAATAACTACAGGCAGAGAGAACCCAATAACTGGAAGACTATGCTCGATGAGGACGCCTTGCCGTTACCATCAATGGTTAAGAAGTTAGGAGACGTGAAATTAACCCCGCAAGAGGTAGAACAATTAAATAACATAGCCCTCTCTTATTATGCTGATGATATAATGCCTTATCTATCGGGGGTTTCAAAAGAAGAACTCGCTAAAGATAAAGAGCCAGACCCCGACACCGGCAAGAGTACTTTCATAGAGGAACTAAACAAATCATGGTCAAGAGCACTTAAGCAGGCTAAGAGAGATATGGAAGATATCGTTAGCGGGCGAGAGCAAAACAAATAAGTAAAATTGAAGTATCTTTGTGAAACATTAAAAATAGAATAAAATGGCAATGTTAACTTTACGTGGAGGTGGGCGTTTCCCCTTCTGGTTTGAAGACATCGAATACTCAAGTATAGCGACAGCAAACTTTGATCCGATTGCAATATATCAGGCATCACCAACATCGGCTATATTATCGCTTATGACGGCACTCTGGGAGAACGGGTTTGGGGTTAAGAACGCCACCGATAGTTCTGGATATATTTATGCTGTCACATGGAGTCAGTTTGAGACCTATATAAAAGAGAACAGGGGGGTATTACCTGCAAATTGGACTTTAGCGGGGATCACACCACGGAGGATTGACTTACTGGCTGGCGAATGGGCAGTAACTCCGATAGTAAAAGTGTTTGCCGCCAATGATGCAAACTTCCCTTCGAGCATCACAGCAATTAATGTAGGTAGGATACTCTAATACTTAAAACAATGTCAGTAACAGGAGTTGGCGTTGGCACACCTTTCACATTGGCGGTACTGTCGACCACGGTTGTGTTGTACTGGACTGACCCTGATACCGGTCTCCGTGTTCGCTGTGGGCAGGTAGGAGGGATATTTGTAACACAGGTAGAACTCACCGTACTCGGTTTTGCTGGTACAGAGGATATTGATTATATAACCATTGACTCCCATAGCGGTTCGCTAACCGGTACTTACAGGGAAACAGTTATTAGTGGAAATTATGTTTTAGAGGTAGGTACAAGTTTTAGCGGAACCGAAGGTATTGACTACGAAATTTTAATATCACAATAATATGAAAAGAATTGTTCTATTTTTAATAGCATTTACGCTGACGGTCTCACTATCGGCACAAATAAACTGGTATCGTTATATTGTTGACGCACATGGTGGCCTAAAGGTGGGAAGGACTGTTGAGAAGACGGGAGTTAATAAGACCGGTAGTTACTTGCTTACCATAGATTCCATATCGACAGATAATACGACAACTCCTACCTTGTTTAAGGTTTATCGGGGCAGTACGCAACTCAATCCCGATATACCGGCAGGGGCACAGATTACCGTTGTGGCTCTTACCGACTCATCGTCTACGGCAAAAGCAAATTCTTATGCAACAGGTAAGATGCTTGCCGATGGTTTAGCAAGCGTGGGTTCTGCTGAGATTGCGGCTATTACTGCGATGGGATCAACGATAAAGGCCTTTAATGTTGGAGGGGGGCTGAATATGACTACCTCTGCTGCTGCAATGTCTGATCGAAGATGTTACTTGCAACCTGTATATTTACAAACTGCTGCTACAATCACAGGAGTGGGATGGTTGCAATCAGCGCAAGGAGATTATACGGCAGCTAATTACAACGGAGTTGGTTTATATTCCGTGTCTGGTTCAGTATTAACCCTCGTTGCATCATCAACAAATGATGGTAATATATGGAAAGCAACAGCAAATACCTATACTACAAAAGCCTTTACCACGCCTTATGTTGCCGCTAAAGGTCTGTATTATGTGGCATTACTTTATAGTTGGACATCTGCACACGCTGTCGATCCTACATTAACAAGACTCTTGGGTGTTATTACCGGAATGAATACTATGTTTACAAATAGTTTAGTGCAATATGCATATAAAGATACACAGACAACTTTACCCTCTCCCACTCTTGATCTAAGTTCGGGTTGGACTGTAAGTAATGCTCCGTTTTGGGTAACTATATACTAAAATGAGGAAGATACTTATAATACTGCTGTTCTCCCTGGGTGTCGGGTTAAATGCACAGAACACCTATTATGTTGCCACAACAGGCAGTGATGGTGCTGCCGGGACGATAGGTGCACTATGGGCTACATGGCAAAAAGCATTCACAACCGCCAATGCTGGGGATACCGTATATTTCAGGGGAGGGGTTTACACTTCGGTGGGGGACGACAACTACCCCCGTATTGATCCTTATGGCTATTACCCGCCCGCAAGAGGTCATAGTGGGAATGCCGCACATTGGATTTCATTCTTTGCATATCCGGGAGAAACACCCATACTCGATTGTAGCGGACAAATATCTACAGCTTCATCAATTGTAAAGGGGATTGTTCTTTATATGTGCCAGTATATTCACTTTAAGGGTTTGACTATTCAGAATGTATTTCAAAGAGGCACCACGAAAATGCCGCAGGGAGTCACTCTTAATTATTCAGCCAATATAAAATTTGAGAGATGCACGTTTCGCAATATAAGCGGCAGGGGTGTTTATGGCTCAGGCTTTATAGGATATTATAATTCAACCTGGACTCCAGTAACTGTAACAGAAGATACTACAACATTTTACAGGTGTGACTTTTATAACTTATGTGATTCGACAAGCGCACACCCAGGTAATGCTGCCGATGGGATTAAATATACTCATAATGGCAGGTGGATATCGGCAACTCAATACGATACCCTTCATACGCTACCCAATGCTTATTTTCTTGTCAAGGAATGCCGTTTCTGGAATTTCTCGGATGATGGTAATGATATTGGCGGGACAATGGTTGTGG